TGCTGTTTGTGTAACTGATATATCTGAGGTGGAAGAATTTGATCCTGCGCCTAACACTCTAATGTAAGTGAGTGACGTTCTATTTTTAAGCCACTCGTTTGCTGCGTATGGACCAAATCGATCCGGATCTAATGTGCCAAATTTTGATTCAAAATCAGCAAATGAACCGACGGTCACAGGAACAAACGCAGGTCCTTTTTGTGAAGTTCCAATTACTCCTGCCGGGGTTCCTACAATTTCTGTAGTACCTGTTGCTTTTGAAAACTTAATAACATCTTTCATAGCATCTGCATTAATTTTCTTCATTGCTTGTATGTTTGTGTTACTAAGCTTTCTAGAAAAGTCTTCAAATTCTGCGTTTAGATCTGCAAAGTCACCTTCTACAATTTGAAATAGTTCACTGCCTTCTTTGAAGTACTCGTTTCTTAGACCTCCAAATATTTCAAGCTGATTTTTTGCATATGTGTTTGATATTTTAGCAAAGTCATTTGTATTAAATGCTTCTGAAGATATATCTTTAAGTCCGGCGCCATACGTCTGAACCATGCCTCTAAAAAGTACTGACATTCTATTGTTTTGGTTTTCATATGCATTATCAAAAACTACTTTATTTGCTTGAATTAATGCATTTCCAACATTTTCAATAGTAGAAAAAACAGTGCCTTGCTCGGCACCTACACCTGATCCTGCAGTAAAAGACAGATCAACTGTTGTACTTAGTGACTCTGATCTTTCTGGTGGCGGAGGAGGCGGTGGGAGATCTGCCTCTGTTGAAACAGATGTTCTATTTAAATTTTGACCTGACCGGCCATCTTTGAAATGATCTCTAAAGCCAGCAGAAATACCAGCTCTAATTGCTTTGGTTAAGGCTTCCATGTCAGATTGCTCAATGGCCATTTCTTCTCCTATGATTAAATAGGCTTATTTACAATTTTTGATTAACCATTTTCTCAAACTTGTCAAATGATCCTTGACTTGAAGCGCTATCGGGTGTTTTATCTATTGATTTTCTTTTATCTTCAAAATGCTTAGACAATCTTTTTATATACCAAGTTCTGTATCTAACTGGTAATCTTCGCAACTCTGTGTATGACATACCCAAGTGCATCTGAAGCAGGAAGCATTCTTCTAAGAATGCTTCTCTCCAGTTATGTACTGGGCCAAAAAAACTCGGAAGTTATGGGGAGAGAAACATCACTACTTGCACCACAACTTTCGCAAGTAAGACTATGAGACATGTTAATGCCTGGCTCGTTATCTACAATAAATGACCTTAATTTTTTTGAATCAAAAGCAGGCATATTATGAATAAAATGCTTTATCTTCAATCTATCTCTAATTCCGTCTACTGATATTATAGTGCTTTCAAGGTAAGAAGTAATACTGTTGTCAATTTTAAGACCTAACACTTTTGATTGATTTTTTAAAGTTTGATTTCTTAATCTATCTTCTCCTCCCGTTAAGTATTTAAAAGTAACTTTTTTCTTTGTAACAGGAAGGCTAAATTCAAACTCATTCCTACCTGGTGATACAGGTTCTATTTTTAATCTATTAATTTCTAAAGCAGAAAGATCTGCTTCAAACTTATTTAAGTGGCCACAGCTTTGACAGGTTGAAGAAGCATTATAAGAAGGGCCATAGCCAGTAACTCTTATACCTACCATAAGTGATATTCTATCACCTAATATTAGCTGGTCCGGATCTATTGACTTATCTGTCAAGCAAGACTTAATTAGTTGAGTTATTACAGAGCCATCTTTATGAAAAGCAGGAGAAGCAAGTATATCTTCTTCATGTGCAGTCATAGACTTTATTTTTAAAGTATCTCTATTGTATAAAATAGAATTAGGATCGTATAGTGAACCACGAGATGGAAGCGGAATAGCTTCAACGGGCACCTCCCACCCAAACTCTTCTTTCATCACATTTTGACGTGAGACACCTTCAGGTGTCGCGCCCATTAATTCTGTCTTAGACATATTTACTCCATAAAAAAGCGATCGTAATAAATATACGATCGCTTAATAAGACAGTAAAACTTATTTTAAATCAGAATTGTAGAACGCAGTTGTCAAACTTTATTGTAAGATCAATCATTTGAATATCATCGCTTCCGTAGTCAAGTGATTGAAAGTTTGTATTTGTTATTAAACAGCCTTTTACATCCCAAAGTTCAATAACTGTACCAATTGGGTCAAGCATTTTTAGCTGAATATCTCTCTTGTAGAAATCTGCATACCCAGCTCTACCTGAAACTGATTCGTAATGAGTTCTAATCCATTCCATTACTTGCTGTGCGCCTGAAGGAGCTATGGGATCGTGAAGTGTTACAGATAAATCACCAAACTCAAGCTTTCCAGCTACTCTGCGATAGCTGTTTATAAAATCAATTTTCTTGTCTGTTAAAGTAATTGACGGTCTGTTTGCCTTTGCAACTAAGAACGAATCAATTCCTTCAATTGCAAGTACCCACCGGTAATTTCTTTTCGGCTCAAATTTGTTTGGTAACATATCTGTGACTGATAGTGTTTCTGCCATTTATAACTCCTCAATAATATATATAGGTTTTCTAGATAGTTGTTCCAGCATTTGTGACAACAAAGTCTAGTGCAACGAATTCGATTGATCTTGTAGGTTGAAGGAAGATCTTTCCTCTAATTGTATTGTTCTCAACATCTGCCTGTGTTGTAGTAGTTGTATCAATAATTACTTTGAATCTATCAACACCCTGACCATCTTGAACAGACTGCAAAATTGGATTAACAAGGTTTGAGAATCTATCAAGTGTTTCTGTTCTGTTAGGTTCAAAGAGAAGTGTATTTGCAACTCCTCGAACTTTTCTACGAACATCAATTAACAGCCTTCTAACATTTACTCTGTCAAGCGCAGAGTTTGCTGCAAGTAGTGTCTTCTGGCCCCATATTGAAAGAGGTCTTCCAGGATATTGCGCCAGAGGGTTAATATCAGCATCATAAAGATCATCTAAGTTTGTCCTGTTAAGGCTGACGTTTGTACTTTCTACGGTGTTTAGAGCGCCTCTTGTAAATCCTGCAGGCGCAAACCAAGGATGACCAACTCTGTCATTGAGTGAGTAAGCACCAATTGTAACAACTGAAGGTGGCACAGAAACAAGCGCTCTTGTATCCGGGTCTTCAATTGTCACGTCAGGAAAGTAAGCAGCAGCAAAAGATGAGTCGAGTGCGCGATTCTTAAATGACGTAACTGTATTTGCAACATGTGGATTTTGAATTGAAGAAGTAATAACCGTGTTAAACTGGTCTCTTTCTTCAATGTCCATAATCAACATTGCATCAAACCTATTTTCCATTGCATCAATTGCATAATCTGATACAGCTGAGTGTCTTATTCCAGGAACTGAAAGCAGCTGAATATCAACGTCTGACGTCGAAGCCATTATATCAACAGCTTTTCTATAAGCTGAAATTGTTGATCCTGCTGTGCCGCCTTGATTTGTTTCATCATCTATTTCACGCTTTGCAGCATTGTTTGTTAAGTCACGCTTGTCTTTGTTAAAAATATCTACACCGTCAAAGCCGCCTTGAAGAGGCAGTGTAAATTTTAGATATTTTCTGTTACCTACAATATCAAAGTCATCTACTGTAAGGCCTCTTGTTTTCTTCGTAGCGTTTGCAGCTATTACACCATTCCTAACATAAGATGCACTAAGCCAGTATTCCGGATCTGCAAAAGTATTTGATCCAGTTCTAACTTGAATTTTTTCTAATGAAAATCTGTTATTGTTAAACCTGTCGCTGTCTAACACAGTGCCATTTTGATCTGCCACACCTGCATTTCCACCTACAGAAAAATTAATTGAATCTTTTCTATGGTCTGGAAAGTACTTAACAAATGTCTTTAGTGACTCATCAATTGGAGTGTTTGCGTTTGGTGTTGCAATTGTTTCTCTTCTATTAGGTTGCATACCCCAGTATAGATTTGCATCAGAACGCTTGCTAAGCCCAGTTCCTTGCGCAATACTTATTCTGTATGGGAAAGGAGGTTCTATTATTCTTCTATGAATAGCAGCTGAACTGACTGAATCTGGTACAGGAACAAAGTTTAATAAAGAACCAGATGTAACTAAGTGGTTGGGCCCTCTAAACCCGACAGGAAGTGCCTCATCAGGTACTTCTTTCTTTTTCATTGCATTAGACATTTGAACTCTAATATATCTTGATCTAACAGTGTGTGTTCCGTCAACAACAATTTTTTGAGATTCTGCGTCATTGTCAAAATTAAAAAGTATTTCTTGATCTCCAATTGCCCTAGCAACATATCTACTAGAACCAGGATCCAAAGAAAGCCCTCTAAAAGACTCTAAAACAACACGTTCATCATCAGTATCATCAAATTTTCTTACAAGAAGATCAAAAGTACCGTAAAGGTCAGAATCTGAATTTGATTTGACAATGTTTTCTATTGAAACTTTAAATGTTGTTGAAAGCCCTGCTCCGTCTGAAAGAGCTTTTACTCTAAATAAGTCATAAGGCGATGCACCAAATCCTTGAGAAGTTACGTATGGAGATTTAGCTGAGTTAAATCTATCTTCAAAAGACTCATAAACCGGAACGGTTGATGAAGGTGCCCCTGTTGCAGCTGCAACTCTAGCTTGCGATGAAGTAAGGATCATAGCAGCTGGTTCTTCATCTTTCAAATAGGCGCCCGGTCTAACAGAGTCTGCACCTGTTACAACTGCAAGTGTCGGATAAATATCGTATGAACCATAAAGAAAGTGACCCTTTTCTTCAGTTTTTAGAGGGTCTGTATTCAAGACGTTTGCAAAGTAATTATTTGCAGTCATATCGAAAGAAGCTGTTATTGCAGTTGGGTTTGAAGTTGTACCTTTATAACCGTTCATAAAGAGTACAAAATCTTGTGCGCCTGCTGTTAACTTAATTGAACCTGAAGTAAAACCTCTGACTGTTGAAGAATTTGCTGTTGAAGCAGGTGATGTATTTGTTCCTCCAAGATTTCCACTAAGCGAAAGAACTACACCACTAGGTGCAAGCAAGACCCCTCTAAGAATAGGAACTGCACCGCCTGCTGTTGAACCTGATCTAAACTGTGTATCTCTACTTAGTGAAGTTACTTTAGCTGCTGCTGATGCAGCCACACCTGTGTCAATATAAGAAATTAGTGTATTACCAAAAATGCCACCTAGCGACTGAGTGAAGTGAGCTAAAGACGCATTTGTTCCACCGGTTATTGTACCTGAGTGAGAGTCGGTATCTGCAAGCTGTGATATAAAAGAAGAAGCAATTGTATTAACTGCAACTCCGTCTGTTTTAATAAATACACCTGATGGAAGGGCAGTAGTTGCTGGTGCCGCAGTTCCGTTTGCAGCAGAGTGAAAGTGGTATGCTCTTTTAAGACCTGTTGTATTTTCTACAACAATCGCGCCTGTTAAGTGTGCAACAGCCTTGAATCCAGCGACTGACTTTACTTTTGTCTGATTTGTGCTTTGAATACCAGCATCAGAAAAAATTGTGCTTCCTGCAGATTCAGACATAAAACACCCTAGGAAATACGCTCTTCCGTGGCCATCTCCGCCTGCATTTGCATATACGTTGTTTCCTACTATTCCATTATCTTGAACTTGAGAAGCACCCGCTACAAACCCTGCATTTGTAACATTTCCTGTAGCAGAGCTTCTTTTCTTTCCATCGCCTGCGCCTAAGACTCTCACATATGTAACTGCTTGAGCATTTTTTAGCCATTGATTTACAGCAATTGGACCAAACTTAGATCCATCTGATGCACCGTATGCTAGTTTAAACTCTCCGTAATTTGCAAATGTAAGTGGTACAAAAGCAGGCCCTTCAACCGACGTGCCAACAATTCCAGCTGGTACACCTGTAGGGCCAGTAGGGGTTGGGCCAGAAAGATCTATCTCTCTTGTGCTTACACCTGCTGATTTAAAAGTTAGTTCTGCCATTTAGTTTCTCCGTATATCATACTATAATTATTCAAAACTTACGCCTGAATTGGTAATAATGAAATCTATTGCAATAAATTCTGCTGCTCTTGTAGGTACTAAGATAACCCTTCCATTAAGTCTATTTTGCTCTGCATCTTCTGCGGTATTGTTAGAAGAGTTCATTACTACCTTAAATAAATCGATTCCTTGATTTGACTGAATACTTGCAAGTTTTGGCTTTGTAAGTTTTATAAATCTTGCTCTTGTCGCAGGGGTATTTTGTTCAAATATTAGACCGTTTGCAATATCAGAAACGATTCTCTTTACTTCTAAGAGCATTCTTCTAACGTTCACTCTGTCTAGTGAAGACTTAGCCTGTTGAAGCGTCTTTTGTCCAAAAATTACAAAGCCACCATCAGGAAAAGAAGCAATTGGATTGATCCTTGATTCATAAAGAACATTTCTATCTTCAGCGTTGAGCCTCACCTCAGTATTTAAAACAGTGTCTAGCGAACCCCTATTAAATCCTGCAGGAGCGAACCAAGGAAAAGCAACTCTATCATTAAACCCAAGTGCACCAATTGCTGCTACTGTCGCAGGTACGTTTACTGAATCTCCGTTTATTTCGTCATTAATAATTACATCTGGAAAGTAAGTTGCTGTGTAGTTATTATCAAGAGCTCTTGCCTCAAATTGTTCTGTTGTTTTTCTTACGTTTGGTCTAGATGTAGCATCGTCATAAAGTCTGTTTAGATCATCATCGTAAGCAGGAATGTCCATCAAGTATATCGCTTTAGAATACTCTTTGGTTTTTTCCATTGCACGATCAGTTACAAAAGAGCTTCTAATTCCCGGTATAGAGACAATATTTACTCTTGAAGCAAAAGGATCAGTAAGTATTGAAATCGCAGTTCTATAAGAGCTAATTGAGTTGTTTTCTTTTCCAGCACCCGGCGAAGAGTTAGACGAAAGGTTTATGTACCCGTCTGCGCCGCCTGCTGCTTTTCCTCCTGAATCGGCATCTGAAGCCTTATCGTTCATGAGTCTTTGATCTCTGTCTAATATGTTAAGACCGTCAAACCCACCGTAAAGCATATTTGTAAACTTCATATATTCAGAAAACTTATTAAATGCAGTTGCAGATCTAGCAGCAGCTAAACTTCCAAAGGTTAATCTATTAAATGTTCCGTCTGTAATTGTATATCTAGGTTTAACAATTACACCGTTTCTTATGTACGCTGCCTCAACCATATGATCAGACACAGAGCCAGTTAACTGTGTTGATAATGATACAGCGTCGTCTAGTGTTTGTGTTGCTGATGCAGGTCTATTCGAAAGTGCCACTCTTGATAAAGTAAACTTATTATCGTTAATTAAATCTGCACTTGAACCAGAAACAACAACATCTGACTTTTGTATACCTAATAGCTTAGAGTAAGAGTCAAGTAATTTATTTCTAGTTCCTGAACCGTTTGATTGCAAGAGAGGGTTTGTAATTGCACTTGCAAGAGGTACTCTTTCAAATTTTATGCCAAAAAACATACGATTATCTGCAAGTTCAAGCAAACCTGGGTGTCCTGCAAAAGAAGGAGAAGATGAAACTGCGCCTCTTGTTGCTTTAAATCTCATTGGGACGGGCGGTACAATTGATCCTGTTAAAATTTTACTACCTACACAGCCGAGCCTGGCACCCGTTGATGTGTTTAATGTTCCACCTTCTAAAAATGAACTATTTTCTGTTAAAGAAGTTGTGGTTTTTATTGCAGGTAAGCCTCTAAATCCGAAAGGAAGTGCTTGAGCAGGAACATCGCCATCTTCAACAGAAGCATTCATTACAATTCTAACGTATCTAGATCTATTTGGTCTTTTGCCTGTTACGTTTAGCCTGCGCTCAGATTCTGTTTCTGCGTCAAAATTATATTTTGCGCTTAAATCACCAATTTTAGTACCAACATAGTCACCATCAGCAGGATTTAAAGTGCACAAAGGATACTGTTCTAGAATTCTAATATCTGTGTCTGTATCGTAATAGTCTCTAACCAAAACTGTAAAAGTACCATATAGATCTTTGGGATTTGTTGATCTTCTTAAGTTTGTTATCGACACCTTAACTCTTTTATTTCCTGATATTCCGTCATCAAGAGATTCAAAGTGAAAAAGATCATACTCTGAATCACCAAAAGGTTGCGATATGAAAGAAGTAGATTTAGATGTCTGGTACCTTGTATTAAACTTTCCAAAAAGCTCTGTAAAGGGTGTACCAGATAAGCCTCCAGAACCCACAACGTTACCAGAACCTGATAACACGGCCACAGATCCTGCAGCAACTTTTACTCTTGCAATTTCAGATTCAACAGGTAAATCAGCATATAGTAAATGTTGTTCTGTTCCAAATCTATCTGGGCTTGTATTTAGTATTTTTCCAACATAGTGTTGGCTTGAAGGATCAAGAGAAGCAGTGTAGATTCTAAGTCCTGCTTTTGACTCATCATTTCCAAATGATGATCCCATCGCAGAAGAAAGAACAAGCTTAAATATTCCTTGCTCAGCAGTTCCGTCATAAGCACTGATTGTTGCAATGTCATTTGATACATTATCAACTGTATATGATTGATTTGCATCTAAAACAAGTAATCTTGAACCTGACGCAGTTAAAATAACTGAACGTAATAGATTAATTCCTCCTGTAGAATCTGTAGAGCTATTGTCTGTAAATACAGGATATCCAGTAGGCTCATCAGTTCTTGTTTCGTGTGTTGCACCTAAAAACTGAACGACGCCGTTATATCTTGCGTCTTCTGTGTGTGCCCTTGAACCAGAAAGTAAGAACCCTGCGTTTTTAACTGTTCCTGCTGTTTGTGTAACTGATATATCTGATGTGCTGGAATTTGATCCTGCGCCTAAGACTCTAACGTAAGTTAGCGATGTTCTATTTTTAAGCCACTCATTTGCAGCATAAGGGCCAAATCTATCTGGATCTAGAGTTCCAAATTTTGATTCAAAGTCAGCAAATGAACCAACGGTTACCGGAACAAACGCAGGTCCTTTTTGTGAAGTTCCAATTACTCCTGCCGGGGTGCCTACAATTTCTGTAGTACGCTGAGTAAGATCAATCTCTCGCTCAAAGAATCCCGGAGATCTGAAAGTTTGTTCTGCCATCAATTTCTCCTAAATTTTCTATTATAACTATGTTTCGAATTCTTAAACATCTCTTTAATTATGAATCAAATGACTCAATTTCCTCTATTAATTCAGATGAAGCAACTGTTTCACCAGATCTTTGATTTCTTAGTCTTACTTTTGAAAATTGAGTTTTTGTACTATTTGTAAATGGATTAATTATTTTATCTTCAAGTACTTCTCTACTTTCGCCTCTTCTAAGTTCAGATTCTTCTAAATTTGTTAAGTCTTGAAGTGCGTGCCTTTTGACTTTATCCTTCATTCTCTCAGGTTGATAGTCAATTACTGCTGCGTCTCCTTCAAAAACACCAAAATTAATTTCTGGTGCAGATATATAACTTCTTAAAAGCTTAGGCATTCCTGGGTGTTTAGGATTGATAATATAGCCTGGAATAGTAACAGAAAATGAATGCTTAATAATTCTTTCAGATTCTGTAAAGTCATCTAAGTTTGTCCCTGAATTTGAAAAAGGACCAGAAAAGAATGCAACTAGTTCGTAACCACCGTCTGTTGTTATTGGAATTTCTTCTCCTTGACCGGTAAAATTTAGAAGAAGCGTCTCTATCATTTGATTTGATTGTTTCATATACTGTGTCCAAAAAACTACATCATATGTAACTGCAATAAACTCCGGGTATGGTATTTCAATAATTTCAAACATATTTCTTCCTAGATTTTCACCTAGTGAAATATTTGCAACACTTGAAAAGCCTATGTTTGCAGAAGATCGTCGAGTTGAAACAGAATCAGGTTTTACAGAAAATCCAGGAGAAGGTGTATTTAAAAGAAAGTTTTTCTCAGAAGAAACATTAAGTTGGTTTTTTAATCCTTGCTTATTTATTATGTTTTGATACTTTCTGTCTTTTTCACTTAACTTGTATTTTATTATATAATTTTCTTGTTCTCGAAATGATATTGCTGTTCTTTTGTTTGCTTGTGAGGGAGAAAAATCTATACTTTGTCTCATAATAGAAACAAGAGGTAAAATTAAAGTATTTTCGCTGTCTCTTATAGGATTTTTTCTTCTTGTAAGGGCAAATCTTTCCCCGGATGCGAAAATAACAGGTACTTTTTGAAGTGCTCCTTTATGTGAAACTTCAAAAAATATTTTTTTGTCAAAAAGTTGAAAGACTGCCCTGTCTAAATCTTCAATTCCAATTGAAGGAATATCAAAATTATCTGGTGCATTATTGCCATCAAAACTTTTTATTACTTTTTCACCTTTCGGGCTGTTACTCATTTTTAATCCTCATCGTAAAAAGCAGAACCTACATTTTGAGGATCACCTTGAGAAGAAACTTCTTTTGGTCCTGTTATTGGCGAATCAAGAACACCATTTTTTTGAAGTTCTCTTACGTCACCCGTAACACCTTCTTTGTTTGTTTTTGCGCCTCGTTGTTGAACAAATGTTTCTTGAACGGCGTCTGAGTCTGTATATTCTTCTGATGTAGGGCCAAAAATTTTTGATATAAACTGGCCTTTTCTTGATTGCTTACCGGTTATTGTAATGTAAGTTTTATGTTCAATTTGACCAAAGATGACATCAGAAGCAGGCCCTTTAATTACTTCAAAAAAAGTTGTGCCGTAAGAGAAAAAGTCTCCTTCTAAAACTTCGATACCTTTGTCAAGCAAATCTCTTGATTGAACGTATGCTTCAACAGTATAGTACTCTTCAGACCCAAACCTATTAGTTCTTATTTCTTGTGGTTGGTATTTTACCAAGCAGTCTATTTCAATAGGGTTTTCAAATACTTTATCAGGTGACTCTTCGTATACGTCATGAACTTTTGATTTAATTTCACTAATTGGAAAATAATAAATCTTTTGACCAATTACGTCTTTGACTATTTCTTTTGCAATATCATTAATAAAGTTAATCTCTCTTGGTGTTATAAAAAATCTACCCATAATCTATCCCATAAAAATTGCTTTTCCAAGCGGCATTGGAACGTAACGTAACTGTTTGTTCATCTGCTCTGCACGAGTAGATTGTATTTCTATCAATTTGTCATAAGTCATTGTTTCAAGCATTTCTTTTAGCTGTGTTTTTAAGTTTGTCTGATCTTCGCGGCCTTGAGCTACAAGATCTGTGCCGTTTAAAGATACGTCGCCCCCTGGTATTGGTATATTTCCAAACTTAGATCTAACCATACCTAGCTGTTCTCTACTTAAAGCAAGTGTATATTGTCTAATCCACTGTTTTCCTATAGAGTTTATTCTAGAATAAGTTAGATTTCCAAATGGAATGTTTGACATGTTTGATACACCGTGTATCATTTCATCTTTGTACGCAGGTGAAGTAGGATCTGGATACTGTCGAACTCTTATCCAAAGCTTCTTTTCAGAGCCTATTGTTGGTGTAGGAAATATTCTTATTTTTGTACCATTAACTTCGTAAGAGTAGTTTGATCTTCTAACTCTGTTTGATAAATCTAGCTGCCCTGCGCGAAGAATATCTTCAAAAACAGGCAAAACATAAAATATTGTTTCTGGTGTAAATGACTCAAAAGAAAATTCGTTATTTAAGTAGTTAACAGCTGATGTTGTGTCAAAAAATCTGTATGCTGCCTGAGGGTTAAAGTGAAATACTTCTGCTATTTTTAGCTTGCCTTTTGAACTGTCAAATAAAGGAGTATCGTTCCCATCCTTAAGTTCAGTATACATATCGTAGTCTTGGCGACCGCCTTGTAATTGAATCGAACCTGATGTTGAATTATAAGAGCCACCAATGCCTGCTTCCATAGCATAGGGCTCAGCAAATCTTGTCAAGTACTCAAGATTATCCCTTACGTATTTTTCTTGCGAACCTGACATGCTACCTGTCGAAAATCCTAAAAAGTTTACTAATTGAGATTTTGCTTGATATTGATTTAATATTGAACTGTATTCAAGACCTGCCTCTTCCATGTTGGCAAAAATTTGTTTCTTTGTAAGTTCAACACTTAAGACGTCATCGCCCATCTTTCGCTTAACAAAAACGACCATTTGATCTGCTTCTGTTTTAAATTCAGAGTCGTCATCAAATACACCGAAAGGGGTTGCATTAGTTGTATTTGCAAATGTCGCCACAAAAATCTCCGACTTTTTCTGTTCTTAATATATATGTTCAGATTTTTTGATTGACAAATATAGAAAAAGAATTTATTTTAAGCAGTGTCGTCTTTGTACATTTTTTGATCTAGCGGGCTTTTGTTTGTAGCACCTTCGCGGTTTCTTTTCATCCACTCGTTTGATGACTGGTCAGTTTTAATTGGACCACCAGCGGCCCAAGTATTGCACGTTCTTGCGCTATGACATTTAAAATGGTGCATCCAACAGTAACCTAAGACTCCAAATTCATCAGCAACAGGTTCTGTTGTAATCGCCGGTATGCACTCGTCAACCATCTTAGGCGATCTGTCAAAAGCAACACAGTTGCCACAATTTGATTTTTTTGCTGCTTCAACTAGAGTGTTCCATTTATCAGCAATTCTTTCCCAATAATTTCCTGGTTCTTCTACATTTAAAGGACCGTACATAATCCAGTCAAGCTTTCTGGCTCTGTCTCTGTTTGCTGTGTTTACACTTATGTCTGTGGTCGCTGCTGGACAAGTCATGTCTTTTTTTTCATTAACTTTTGCCTTAGGCTTTACCCACTCTTTTCCTTGCCATGGATCATCGTATTTGTGACCACAATTGGCACATTTCTCACCAGGTTCTTCTTTGTGCTCATGACCGCACTTGGGGCAAATATATTTTTCTCCATGCTTGCTTTCAGAAAGCAAGGACTCAATAATTAGACTTAGTCTTTTTCTAGTAATTTTCATTTTTTCTTTGCCTTTGATTTTTGTTATAAAGATTTCAAAATCTCACGAATTACTTTTTTTAATTCTAGTCTTTCGACTATTTTTGACTCCCCAGAAGAAATAGTTTTTACTTCTAAATTTCTATTTATAACCGCATCTTGCAGACTAGATGGAAAACTATCACCTTCTTTTATCCAGATAGTAACGGGAACAGCATTTGCAATTAAAAACTCATTGCCAGGTCTATTTTTACTTGACCATTCGACGACGCTTTCGCCTGAAGGCATGATACGCTTGTCGTCTAATATTATGCTCGCGTCGAATAATAGTTCCTCAACCTCCTCTTTGCTTTTATTAGCGATTCTACTTTGCAAGAAATCGTATTGCTCACTTTCAGTAGTATTTTCAGGTGTATCCTCCCACAAGTCTTCAATAAAACCCATGTCTAACTGGCCACCCTCCGGGTTGTAGGCATATTCTCCATAAGAAGGATATTTTCTAAATTTTTTTAGACCTGGTTTTGTTTTGAAAAAATCAACATTGTCAATTCCAAAGTGAGGTTCAATTTCTTTCTCACTCGGCCAAGAACCCGGACCTTTAAAATGAGGCATAGAAGTCCCTGAAAAAATATCAACGATCGATGCTAAAGTAACTCTTCCTTCTACTTCTAGACCATAAGGTGCGTCCCAGCCGAGATTATTGATGATTTGATCTTTGTGATATGCACGCACTCCTATCTCACCCGGAATATTTCCTTTAAGAATAGATTCAATAGGTTTGGCGTGTAACCAGTAGATAAATCTCGTGTTTTGCCAATTTTCTTTTTTCTGACCTCCTAGTTTTCTAAAAGTATCTTTAAAAAATCTACCTAATACACGATCAAAACCCCAAATTGCTAAATTTGCCTCTATTAGTAATTTTAATTTTATCTTTGTAATTTTCATTTTTTATTTTTTAATCGCTCAGTCTTTTTTTTGCTAGCTTCTTTTCTTTTCTTTGCGTAGTCATACGCTCTTTTAAGTCTAGCTTTAGTTTTTGGATCTTTTGCGTTTTCATATGCAGCGCGCACTCTTTGATGCAATAGATTAATTATCTGTGATTGGCGCTTATGATCTTTTGATTTAAATGCTGAAGACGAAAAAGTTTTTCTTATATCTTCGACTGTTCTAAACTTGACCGGCACAGTGTCCTTAGGGTTTTCATCAGTATAGAGTCTTCGGCCACTTCCTTTGGGTTTTCTGCCTGTCCCTTTTTCAGGATCAGCCTCGTTCATAGCTTTGCTTCTTTCAACAGCACGAAGCTGACTAAGTGCCTTTTTATAAGACATCGCTTTCTTTGAAAGTGCTTTTCGAGTCTTTCTACCTTTTTGAGGTTTCTTAGGGTAAACCTTGTATCCCCCTTTGACTTTTCTTATCTCTTCATCAATAATACTGCTTATGAGCTCCTTTAAAAGGGCTGCTGGGACCTTCACAGATGACTCCTGGTGAACTTTAAAACCACTCTAATATAGATAGGTGGCTACGATTTAAAGTTATACAGAAGGCTATGTACCTTATATTAATTATAAATTAAATGTCCTGCAAGTCTTTTTAAAAAATAAAAAAAGGTACCCGCAAGGAGCACCTTAATTATAAAAAATTGTTACGATTTAATTTTTACAGTATCCATGCCCGTGAACAACAGCCATAAATCCATCAGAAGTATCTTTTGTACCTCTTAAAACTTCAATTTCTACGTAATCACCAGCTCTTGCACCTGCAGCCAATCCGCCTGCAGCAAATATCATCTTACCTACATTTGACCCGTTTCCTTGTACAATTCCGACTGGTGCTGCATCTGTTCCTGTAATAATAAAAGATCCTGTTACAACGTGACCGCCACCTGAGTCTGATCCTGAAAGTGTTACTGCTGCACCCAGACCTGTTCTTGCGCCACCCTTAGAAACAACCGCATCTTGACCTACTACAAACTTTGCGTTCCATCCAGTATGTGTAACAGGGTATTCAATTGTAAATGCACCTGCTGAACCTGATCCGATCATGAATGTTTTTCCAGAATCATTAAGTGATAGTGTTGCTCCTAAGTTAAGAGAGCCAGATATTTTATTTCTTTGACCAAATAAAACACCGTCGCCTTGAAGGTCAAATGACTCTGTACCCGACTCTTGATGTAAACCTTTTGAATTTGTAAACTTTACTTTAGGCATAATTTCCTCCTTATTTTCGCAAGATTCCAACACACTGGCGAGATCAGTTAATTATGCTTGTGTTGGGCCTGATCTATATATGACCTAAGAAAGCAAACTTTTAAATTTTGAGCTGTATTTTACAAGTGCTTCTAGTATTTTATTAACACGTGGGTCAGCGCCGTCTGTAGATCTCTTTGCAATTGCAGCCTTTAAAGCTGCAATTTCTTTTCTAAGTTCTGCAATATCTTTTTCACATTTTGCGCAGCACTCTGGTGCTTTTGCAGCACCGGATGCTGTACTTGTACTTTTTCTTGCCATCTGTTCCTCCAATAAAATGAATGACTCGTGTATAAGTATAATGTTGATTACTAATTTTCTGGAGTTAAAATGATTATAAAAAACAGCAAAGTTCCTAAGTGGGCATCAATTGTCATAGATGTTTATGCAATAGCACTATGGCCTTTTGTGTTTATTAGAGATGAAGGAAACGAAGTCACAATCAACCATGAAAAAATCCACCTGCGTCAACAGGTGGAGTTATTGGTTGTAGGTTTTTATATACTTTACGGCTTTTATTGGCTCAAGAGCTTTGTCAAGAACAGAGATAAAGATCAGGCATATTACGATATTCCTTTTGAAAAAGAAGCATACGCAATGCAAAAAGACATGACGTATTTAGATAATCGGTCAAGGTATGCCTGGCTTAACTTCCTGTAGACCCAAAGCCGCCTTCACCGCGCACAGAATCTGAAAGCTTTGCTACTTCTCCAAGTTGAATTTCAGGTCTTTCAATTATCATGATCTGGCCGATTTTATTGCCCGGGAGATACCCTGGTAGGTCACCCATCTCTTCTAAATCAAGAAACTTTAACATTATCTCGCCTCGATAATTGCTATCAATCACACCGACGCTGTTTCTTAAGCTTAAATTTGTTTTTGATATAGAGCTTCTTGGAAACAATAATCCTACATGACCTCTAGGTATTTCCATTGCAATTCCTGTACCGTATACTCGGTTACCTAAATCATCTATTTTTTGCCACGCTGCATATAAGTCTAAACATGCATCACCTTCTAAAGAGTAGTGAGGTGTTTTGGCATTCGGGTGCAGCTTTTTAAAATTAACTTTCATTAGGGCCCTTGACAAACTCAAACATTCTTTGAGCTTCGTTTATAATTTCGCCAACTTCAACGTCTGCGTACTGCTTGTGTGTTTCCCAACGCATTGCTGCTTTTCCTAAAAGAATTTCTTTTGAAAGCATAAGCAGTTGAAGTCTTAATCCTTCATCCGGATCCATTTCTCCGGGTGGTATCATTGCAATACCGACAATCTCACCTTGGCCTGAGGGTTCTTTTTCCATATCATTTTCGTCAATTAGCATTTAAGCTCCTTATTTTCTTATTATAGAAAACTATTTTAAAAATTATAAGTGAAAAACAAAAAAGGCACCCCGAAGGGTGCCTTTAAAGACATTATCTAATTAAAGATCAGATAATGTCCATGTCGAGGCAGGTAATTGTACCGTAGAAGTCAGCGCGAACCATCTTCTTGCCGTAACGAGTCATCACGCCCTTGCGGGGTGTGAAGTCTTCAGGCGCGAAGATTGTCGGAGTGACAATTAGCGGAACGTACGGAGCGTAAACGTAACCGGTCTCAAGGTATGAACCTCCCTTGTAACCAACAAGAATCTTGTTGCGTGGGAAGTATGGGTCCTTGTAGACTGTGAATCGGTTGCTTAAGCTACCGATTGAAGCAGCACCGAGTGTGAACTCTGCACCGACCTGGCCTTGACCGTCAATCTTGATTGAAGGCTTGTAGAGGACAGAAGCTTCGAAGATTGTAGCAACTTCAGGTGAACACACGAGGAAGTTAGCTGAACCGCGAAGGGTCTTTCTGTGGATCTCGTTAGCAACATCAATAATGGTCTCGACAAGAGTCTCGTACCATTCGCGGACGGTACCAGTGAACTGGGGACCGGTTGCGAGTGTTGAAGCAAGCTGAACAGCAGCACCAGAGCGCTTGTTAACGAACTTACCGGGGCTTCTGCTCCAGTAGAAGTTAGCACCACGAGCTTCGACGAGCAGGTCGTTAAGGATCTCGCGGTCGATTTCAAGAGCAATCTGCTCTGAAAGGATCTGAGTAAGCTCAACCTCGGCGTCCATGCTGTGGTAAGCGTTAAGATCCTGTGCGAGTTCCGGAGACCAACGAGCACGGAGCTTACGTGTGGTAGCTGTAACAGCAATTGACTCAATCTTGATGTCAATTTCAGGGATGACAGGCTGTGGTGAAGAACCAAAATCTGACTCGAAGGTCGGAATGGTAAGTGTTCCACCGGTGCCACCAGCAGCTTCAACCTGATCACCTACAGCAAAAGAAGCTGTGAGATTAAGAGCGGTTGAAACGTTTTCAAGGTCAGCAGCAGCGCCCTGCATGACAAAAAGCACACCTGAACTTAAATCAGTGGCTGAAACACCGACAAGAGGGTTTGGTGTGAATGAAACATTGCTAGGTGCACCAGACATTGTACCGAGCTGGTTTAAGCGACGAACGTTAAGAATGCCACTTCCACCCTGCATATCAGAACCAGGAACTGTATATCCTGTAATGCCTGCATCAGAGAATAGAGCAATTGACTTAATAGCAGTAGAATCTACTCTGTATGTACTTGTTGAATCAATAAGCTTTGAAGCTGACATGACTAAGAACTGATACCCGAATGTGCCGTCTGTAATGTGCTGAACAACCTGAGGGTCAAACTGAAGTAGTTTTCCGTCTGAACCGCTTGTTGTAACGTTAACAGATGTAGAACCTGCAGTCCATGACTGAGCTGAAGCACCACCAAAAGCGCCGTTGAAGACGTCTTCTGCAGCTTTTAATACAACACCCTTATGAACGCGCGAGTATGATGAACCGACGAGGTCGTACTGACCACCGACCGCATCAGAACCTGTACGAATTGACTTACCTGCTGGGTTGTTGTAGAGTGAGTCGCCTTTGTTGAAGGTAGCATCTGTACCAGCAAGATCAGGTGAAGCAGCGAGCGTATCGTCACCACCAACGTCTGAGCCGTAGGTGTAGTCGAGGTAGAAGAGCAGACCAGAAGGAAGGCTCATTGGCTGAATTGAAACGAGTTCGTTTGCAACTAAACCGCCGAAAACTCTACGAACAATCGGGAATGCAATGTTTGAGAAACCGTCGATGGCACCAGCGCTTCCGCCTGAACCAAGAACGTTTGCTTCGCGAAGAACCTGGGCTGCCTGGTTTTCGAGAAGGCGTGACATGGTTTCGCGACCTGTGTCGGCGAGACCACGAAGCAGACCTGTGCGGGTCCACTTCTCCATCAGTCTGTTACTTTCGGCGCCAATATCGCGGTCGCGAATGCCTTCAGTAAGCTGATTTAAAGTGAATGAACGTGACATGTTTTAACTCCTTTATAATTTAAATTATGTCGTTTATATTTGTGAACAGTTTATTTTAGACCTGCAAGTCTCTGCCAGCGGTCAAGTTCGGGAGCTCCGCCCTTAGGTGCTGAAGAGGTTGTTGGTCTGGATGAAGACCCACGGCTTCTTGACTCAGCAAGAGTCTTTTTTCCACCACGAGTAAATGTCTCGGTTAGAGACTTGTACAATGACTTAGCCTCTCTAAGACTGTTAGCTTCGTCAAGCGCCTTGATAACGGATTTCTTTTCAGACTCGTTAAGGTTCTTATTCTGAAGAAGCTTATTAACGTAAAGCAACTTGGCATTAAAAAGATTGAGATCTTCCAACTGTTCACGAAGAGTATCAACAGCACTTCTGTATTTCTTCAGTTTCTCATCAAGCGCACGATTTTTGCGGCGCTCTGTGCGGAATGCCTCCGCTAGTTTGTTTAAGGTAGGTGGGTTGGTAAAGACATCTTGTCCTTCTGATCCACCACCAAAAGCTTTTTTGACACCGGCTTTTCCGGTGCCTTTTCCGCCAAAGGATCCTGCGACGCCGGCTTTACCTTCGCCTTTGCCACCAAACTGGTGATCCATTTTCCCTTCGCGGACCATTTTTCTAATTCGAAGAATTTCTTCAGCGAGAACGGCTTCATCGACTTCCACCATCTCATCTGCATCTTCTTCTTCATACATCATTTCAGCGAGTGCTTGAAAATCAACTTCTGCTTCTGCATCTTCTTCACCTTCGCCTTCTTCTTCGGCTTCTTCGGCTTCTTCTGCATCATCGTCAGCTAGTTCGACTTCTTCTTCATCTTCGTCGTCGTCTTCTAGCATTCCGCGAAGTTCTTCAGGGATTTGGTCTTCTTCAATATCTTCGCCTAAATCCAAGACAAGTCTTAGCTCCTGAAGCATTTCTTCAAGACTCGCCTCTTCAACATCATGATCAGAACCTTCATCAGCACCTTCATCTTCATAGAGGGTTTCTGAAAGTTCTGCCTCAACAGCTTCTCTTAGAGCCTTGAGATCTACTTCATAGTACTTATCTTTCATTGGTGAATTCTCCTTTAAATTCGATTCTTTATTATTTATGGTAGCAGAAGACAAAGTTCTTTTTCTACTGTTAATTTTATTTGCCAATTTCTTAAGGTCTTTCTTCTGTCTTTCGTCTAACATGTCGAAAGCGTCTCTTGTTGATTCTGATATTGCAGATTTTGTATTTTTATCTGCAAGTTGGCTTGTAATATCAACACCGAGTAGAGTAGATAGCTTTTTAAGTGAAACCTCATCAAGGGTAATCTCTTCTTCAACATCAGAACCTTCATCTAGTTCTTCTGCATCTTCTTCGATTTCTTCCTCTTTGCCTTCAATAAGCTCAGACTCTATAAATTCTCTAATTTTTGGAGTAACTGCTTCAAGAATTGCTTTTTTAGCATTTTCTTCTGCAACTTCTCTTAGTTTTTTTGCATCCGCAATCGCTTCTTCAAAAATTTTGTTTGACATTGATTACCTCTTAAACTTAATAAATATAGCTGTTTTTTGCTAATGTTCTTTTTAATTATTCTTTTTCAATTAAATTGACCATGTTTTTAATTTTGTTGACTCTTTTTTGCTGATTTAAAAAAGATCGCTCCATTGGATCTTTTAAATCCATTAGAGAAAATATGTTTTCATCATATTCGTCATGTCTAGGAAGTGGAGCTCTAGCAGTACCAAAATGAGTGCCTCCTTTTCTACCAGGAGCGCTTCGAATATACTGTGCTGTTGATTGAGCACCAAATGCTGGTCCTTTATTGTTTCTAGGTACTGTACCTGTTGGACCTTTTTGACGATAAGTTATTCTAGGCGACAAACCCCTAACAGCAGTAGTTGTATGTTCAAACTCTTCTGACATACCTTCCATTGCCATGTTTCTACCTGTCAAAGACCCTCTGTCAGCGCGACCAGATCTATTAGGGTTTGTATATAGTTCAGTGTCAGTTACAGCATGAATTGCATCAATTATGTCTGTATCTAGATCATCAAGTATGTCTATGTCAGGATCAAGTTCTTCGTTTTCACCTAGTTCAGGATACTGATACATGGGTCTAGATTGGCCTTGAGTTGCACCTTGTGCAGGATGACCTGTTGAAATTCTACCATAACCACGAGAGACATTTCCATCGTGAGCCTTTGCAATGCCTATGGTAGATTCATAACTCATAAATATCCGTTTAACCTGCTGAGGTTGCGTATGATCTGCCAGAAATTAGAGCAGTAACTGTGTCTTGTGTTGCAATCTCAGGTGACGTTTCGTGAGGTGAAGCTAGACCACCCAACCCAGATCCAAATTCAGACTGAAGTGCTGCGTCTGGAGTTGCTCCTGTAAAGGCAGGCTGGTCTGTTGCAGATAGCGACCCAGGGCCAGGGGATGTTAAAGGCGGAATATACGGTGTTGTAGGGGCACCTTGGCCGTCACCAAAAGCCTTTCCATCGAAAGTTTCTGTGTTGCCACCAACATCAGGTACAGGATCTTCTGTTGTGCCAGTAAAATCGACATTAAAGCTATCAAACCTGTTTCCATCGCCGCTTGCAACTGGCGAACCGTACGCATCAAATGCATCAGTTGGATCTTCTGACTGTACTCCATCTGCCCAAACTTGCCTAATAGCATCATCTGTCATATCTCCTGCGTATATTGGTGATGACGGGTAAGCAGATGTGTAATTGTCAGAAAACCTTCTACCTAGCCCTCCAGCAGTTACGATTTTTGGTTCTACTAATATATCGCCTTTTTCAGCCATTGTTACTCCTTAATCTTTTTTGAGATTACTTTTGTTCTTTTTTGAATTTTTTTAATTCTTTCAAAAAGAAATTTTTGTTCTTTTTTCAACTGTAACAATGTCTTTAATTCTTTTCTGAGTTCATAAAGGCGCTTAATGTCTTTTGAGTGCTTTATGTTTTTAATCTTTTTCTTTTGGTCAATTATTTTTTGACGTTCTTCATTGATAATTCTTTTCAATACTGACTTTGTAAGCTTTGTGGGTCTAGACATAGCGGCTCCAGAAAATGTTTGCAATCTAAATATATTGCAATTAATTTTTTATCTATTTAATTTTGGAGCAAATGCCATTTCAGCCCATTTTCCTGCAGAACTTCCAAAAAGCTCCATAGGGTCAGATGCCTCTACGATTCTTGCCGCTTCATCAGCAGGCATAGAAACACCTCCTCCGCGGGAACCGCCTCTTTCAGCTGCACCCTGTCTTTTTAGTGTCGAAGCAGCGGTGTCTGCAAAAATTTCGCTCATAATTGGATCTTTAGTTACACTAGATATAAGCTTGCTAGCTCTATTTTGAGATGGTTCTTCTTGAGCTTGCTTTGAATTATTTTGTCCAAAGCTTACTTGGTCTAAATAACTTCCTCGCTTTTGAAGATTTGCTTGTTGTACCTCATTCATTCTACCTAATCTAGGATCTATTCTTTTTTTGCCAAGTGCCCTTCCTGTGTTTTCAACAGTTTCCTTTAAAGATCTTTTCTTTTCAACAGGAGTTGCCTGGCCTTGCACAAGACCTTCTGCTAATATTTCAACTAGACATTCTTTTACAATAGATTTAAGTAATTTTTTATTTATCTTGCTCATTTTTTCCCCAAGTAAGAATTTCATTAAAAATTCTATCTATCCTGTCTGTCCTGTTAAAGAAATTATTTAATTCTTTAGGTTTGATTGTTTTTCCTTCGTGAAGTCCCATAAAAGCTCCAGGGGTTGATGGCTCGCTAACCATGTCAAAACATATTAGTTGAAAGTCATCCTGGACTACCTGTGTATTTCCTTGTGAAGATGTAGAACCAACGCCTCTTGAGCTAATACCTAGTGTAATTCCTGATTCGATTAATTCTTGAATAATCTTACCGCTAGGAGTGTTAAGCACTTCGATTGTTCCGTAGACATCATCACCTTGCATGTATGCTTCTCTAACTACATGACTCGCATTTTTTAACTCAATAACAGAAGAGTCCGGGTGATCGCATTCGCCTAGTGCTCTATTCTCTCTTATTAGCTTTTGATAGTTTTCAATTTCTCTTTGAAGGATTGATTTTGGGTAAACACGGCCATTCTGGTTTAAAGTATTTGCTCTTTGAATAATACCTTTTAGCATTACTTTTCCATACTTTTCTTTATTTTCCTTAATGACTTCTTTGTCACATGTAATAGGAAGCCACTCTCTAAGTACTTTTAAATCAGCCATTTTTATTCTCCTGTTTAGTGAGTTCGTTAATTAGCTTTGTAATAGTTAAAAATTTAATAACGGTTTCGTCATTAACTTCTTGCTCACTAATGTTTTGAATAGTGTCTCTTACTTTACCTACTTTTTCTACCAAAATTTGATTTGTTTCTTTGTCTTCAAAGTTTTCTAAAAGGTTTAAAGCGTCTTTTCTCTTTTCTGATAGATAAGATTTTAAGTAGTCGCCTTCTTTTGAAGAGTAAAAAACATAATTGCTAATAATTTCACGCTCAGATGATGAAAGATTTGAATACTTTTTGTTAATTTTCTCTGTCATTAGCTTAAGAATTAACTTGTCTGACTTTGAAGCGTCTAGATTGTTTTTAACTTCTACTATATCTTTATTAGTTTTTTCTAGTAGAAGATTTTCTCCAATTTTTTTCTCAAATTCAATAAGTCGCCCAAGGTCCGGCGAGTCCTTACGCCATTCATTTAGTGCTATTTGTATTGAACCTAATTGCCTATAGTTTGAAACTGTCTGGTAGAAAAAATCTTTTTTATTAATTTTGTAGTTAATATCTCTTAATAGATTTGATTTTTCTTTTTCAAGTTTTTTATAGTCAATTTTTCTTGCTGCTCTTTTTGCTTCTGAAAGTATTGATGCAACTATATGTGTATCACTAACTGTTGAATTTACAAGTGCATTAAACAATCTAAATTCTTTGTAAAGTTCTTTTTCTTTTGAAAAATGCTTTTCAATTAGTCTTGTTCCAATTTTTGCTGACTTATTGTCGCCCTCAACAATGCAACTTGTAATGTGTTGAATTAGCAATTCGTATACAACACCAATATTTCTTTTTTTATTGTGTTTAATGTTCATTCTTCTTCCCCTGATGAATTGTTCTCAGAGATAACGCCTGTGAATTTTTTAGGTTTTCCATAAGTATTATCTAGTCTAGATAAGGTAGATTTTATATTGTTGGTCATTTGAGCATTTTGAATAATTTTATTATCTAAATAGTCATCTATATTTATGTCTTCAAACTTAAGGTTTCCCATAGATTTTAAACTATCCATCTCTCTCGGCATTCCTGTTACATCATTTTGTCTTCTAGATCCTGCATCTCTTCTCATTGTAGTAAAATCTTCTGCAAACTCTGCGTGTTGTTTTCTTTGATGCTTTCTTCTTTTTTCTTCATATTCGTGTTTAAGCTTTTCTCGCTTTTCATCATCTGTAAGAATTTCATCTTTAGACTCTTCTTCTGCAAGCATAGAAGTAACACTATCTATTTTATTTTGTATTCTTATTGGTACACCTATGTCTTCAACAGAGTCAGATTCAGAAAGTGCGCCTTCTCCGGGTGCCGGCGGACCGAAGCCTAAATCAATAGTTTGCTCAATCTCTGGCGGAGCGCCACCCGGCATAGGATTTGAAGGTCCTTCTGCTTGAGAAATTTGAGTTGACTCTATTTCAAGTTCTGTAATCTTGTCAAGCTTTTGTCCTTTCTTGATTTGAGCAATTTCATCATCTGATAGTCTTAATATATTTTTTTGAACCCAGCGCTTATCAACTAGTCCAGGGTTGCCTAATGCCGCGGCGGCAGTTTCAAATTTAGATCTAAACAATTCAAGTTTTTGTTGTTGTGCTATTGTTGATGGATTTGAAAGTGTAAGTGAGAAGTCTAAGAGGTCAGTGTCAGTAAATCCATTGCAGTACAGGTGAATAATTGCAAGCTTGTTCATTTCTGCAATCACAGTTCGCTGTATTCTTGCAATTGTTCTAGAAAACCTAATGTCTTCCATTGAAAGTGTAGCTTTTGCACCTAGTCCTTCGTCGTACCCAAGATAAGCTTTTGGTATTTTTAAAGCAGCAAAAAGCTTTTTCTGAATATATTCCACATCGTTAGTCTCGCCTGCCACTGTACCACCTGCAAGAGTCTCAACAGCTGTCCCAGACTCACTTCCTCGAACAGGTATAAAGTAATCTTCATCGACAGAGAGTGGATTATACCTTAAGTCTACTTTTCCTGTACCTTGGTCTACAATAGGTGCTCTCTTGAGTGATGATTGAGCACGCTCCATGTAAGCAGGAATTTCATCTGGAGGGACATTGCCTACATCAATCTTAAATACACGTCTTTCTGGTGCCCTAACAATTCTGTAAACAAGCATTGCATCTTCTAGCAAGATTAACTGTCGCCAAATTCTTCTTGCAGGCTCTAAAACAGAAGAGCCGTATGGAATAAAAGCATCGTTACCTAAAAGACGCATGTGTGAAATCTGCCAGTTTTCTAAAACTTGATTGCCTTGTGTTACCCACCTAAAACGAACTGCCATAGGATCTTTAGGGTCAAAACCCTCTTCTCTTTCAATTTCTGATATTGGTAGCGGATAAGCATTAATGACACCTAGCTCTGGGCTCACATCATTGAATAAAAAGTGATCGCCGTATTTAACTAAGTTTCTAATCCAAGAAGTCATGTTAAATTCAACGTTTAATGTATCGTAAAAAAGATCATCAAGCAGTTGTTTAATTTTTACATTGTCAGAATGGATATGAAGAACTTTACCATTTTCATCTGCCGATGCTGTCTCTTCTGCGTATATGTCTAATGCACTTCCTATTTCAGGAGTATACTCCATCTCACTAAAATCTGAATATCTTGCCATCCTATCATACGTTCCATACGCAGACATAGCATTGCTATAAACTTTGCTCTGATTTTTTCTAAACATTTCAAAAGCTGATGACGTGTATTTGTCGTCAGCTTTTACAATATTTCGCTTAACGACCGGTCCTGACCTAAAAAGTCGTGTAAGTCTTTGAAATATATTTGATCTACTTTCTGCCATTTAAAATTCCTACTTTAAAACCCACATATAATCATGTGGTATCATACTGCGATTTTTTGTTTTATTTAGGTCTTGCTTCGTATTTCCACCATGATTTGAATTTTTTCCTCCGCCATAAACACCTATTGGCGCAAAAACCTGCTCAGGTATATCATTATAGCTTCTATTACTTTTTGATATTGAACTAAGCATAGCTTCGTTTAAACCGGCGGTCGATTTTGAGTAGTCAGACGAACCATCAATAAGCCAGGAACCAATTGCAAGGCTCATTACAAGATCATCATTAAACCCAGAACGAGCTTGTGCTCTACCAGTATTCCATGTAAACACCTTTAATTCTTCATAAAATCTAGAAGAGTACGATGTTAACTGCCTGTTTCTTAAAATTTCTTCCAGTTTAGCAAGAATTGTTGCTCTTGACTTTCCTGACGTTGTAAACCCACCAACATCTGCAGAAGCAGGTGGAATATAATCGCCTACATAAACTTGCTTTTTTCTTCTATAATATATCTTAGGATATTGAAGTTCTTGTAATTTTAGTATTGTTGCGTAACCATAGCTATTGTTTTCTGGGCAAGCAAGTGCTTTATTGTACTTGAGACCAAATTCGTTAATAAGCTCTGCAAAAGTATCAGGCCTAATCTTTCCTTTATATTCAGCAACGATTTCATTTTCATTTGTATCTATTATGTGAAAAGTTGAAAAGTCTTTTGAGTCACCTCTTGAAACATCAGCAGACAAAACATAGTCATGAGAAGATAGCGGATACTTCCAAATCCATACATTTCTGTCTAGGCCTGCTCTTTCAATAGGCTTTTGAACACAAGATCTTATCCATTCAAGTGTATTGTTATCTAAAAATGTCTCGCCACTTGTAGCAAAATCACAGAGAAATTCTTGTGCAATTTGCCGCTTATTCATGTTTTTTGTAGTTTTTTCAAACCACTCTTCATCTCGCTCTGGGTGAACCTGCCATGGTAAGTTTATTGCATTAAATTCATTCAAGCCAGACTCGGCATCAACATAGAGTTTGTGATATTGACCTCCGACTCCATTGGGTGTTGACAAAATAATAACCCTACCACCTGTTGAGATAGTAGGGTAAATACCAGTCCAGATTGTATCAAAGTTTCTAACAAATGCAGCTTCGTCTACAATAAGCAATGATAATGCTTCTGATCTACCTGCGTCTTCTGACGTGGGTACTGCTTTAATTTCTGATCCGTGACTAAATCTTATTTTTTGTTTATTGTTTTCAACGATATCAGGAAGTAGTAACCACTTTGGCAAAGACTTGATCATAGTCTTTACCTTTGTAATAAAATTTTGTGCAACAGTTAATTTTGTTGCAATAATAAGAATATTTTTTTCTTTTTGAAATATTGCCATCCACACTGCGTATGCAGCAACAAGTGTAGATAGACCTAACTGTCTAGACTTGCAAACAATATTAAATCTATTTTCTAAAAAGTCTTCTGTGCAATCATCTTGAAAGTCATATGTTTCAAAAGGAATAAGACCCCTGACAGGGTGTTGAATTTTCAAGTAGTTTTTAAAGAAATAATTAGGATCTTTACCACATTTAATTATTTCTTTGACTTGAAGCTGTTTATTGTATTTCGCCATTGCGAAGATACATAGGACTTATCTCAGCTTATTTCAAACATGTGAACTTGTCTTACAAGAGCAGTGCCTTTGTCAGAGTAAATATTCATATTAATTAACTCTACTGAAGTATCGCTTGAGATTTTTTTTGTCTTTAGTGCTCTTCCGCATGCTGCTTTAAAATCTTTTTTTATTCTTTTTAGACACTCATTTGTAAGCTTCTGAAGTTCTGCTTCTGATTCTTTTGATGCAACTTGCATGTTTGATCTAGTGAGTAAGTTTACAACAGTCATCGAAGTCATTTTTATCTGATCTTCGCCTGTGATCTGAACTGAGCACTTCATCGACCCAGGTACAGCTTCGTATGACTGGCCAAATGTGTCGTTAATAACAGTACTGAGGATATTGTAGTCTTGAAAATTCATTTAATTCTCCCTTTGATAGTAATTAGACGTTTTCTTTGCTTAATGTATTTGTTAATGTCAACTTTTTTTGGTCGCCATCCTGATTTCCATTTTTCTTTTCTACTTTCTGCAAATGTTAGATAACACTCATGGCAACAGAAGTACTCAGAATTGATCTGAAAGTCCTCCTGTGTGCATAACATAAAACCACATATATCACAAAAGAAGTTGTCTTCAGCAGTCTTCTGGGTACCTCTATTTACATTTATATTATATACTCTTAACATAAGAATCCACGCCTGTTTTAGTTATCTCTAATGTGTGATCAACAACATCTTTAATTGCATCGATGTGAGAAATAATTATAATATTTTTAAACCATTTCTTAAGAGACTGGAGTAGTCTACCACAAGCTTCTAAGTTTGTTTCATCAAGAGTACCAAAGCCTTCGTCAATAATAAGCATTGAAGTCTTAGGAAGCGAAGATATGTTAATTAGTGCGACTCGAATTGCTAGTGAAGAAATCATTTTTTCCATACCAGATGCCAATTCAATTATTCTTTTTGAGTCTCCATAGTCAATAAATACGTCCATCGCATTAGATTCCAAATCAGCTTCAAGAACAACTGTGAAAGCAACAACTCCTTTTAATATCTTAGATATTTCAAAATTAATTTTTGGAAGTAAAGAATTGATTATTTGAACAGGCATTCCTCTCTTAGAAGTTGCCTGAATAAATAAATCTTGAACTTTAAGTTGTGAACTTAACTCATCGTATCTCTTTTTTTGCTTAATTGATTGAGAGAGTGAAAGTCTAGTTGCTTCAACAGACTTAATTAGTTTTACTCTTTGCAGATCATTTTTTCTAAAGTCTTCTTTTTTAATGTCTAATATTCTACTAATTCCGCTTTTGTCGTCTTCTTGATCTTGTGATTTAAATCTTAATTCTAACTCTTCTGTAGATTTTTTGGCCTTAATAAGATCTTTTTCAAGATTAGATATTTTATTTTGAAGTATCTGTATCTGAACTCTACTATTAGATATGTCTGAAATTAGGCGGGACTTTTTCTCAACAATCGCGTTATACTTTTCTATTTTCTCTTCGTAGTTTTCTTTTTGAATTTTCTTATATGCAGACTTTAAATCCAAAATATTAGACTGTAGTTTATTAACTTTAAGTCTTTTTTCTTCTATCTTTCTTTTGTCTCTGTGAGAATCTTTAATAAACTTACAATCTGGAAAACTGTCGCCGCAAGGGACTTCTAACAATTTTTTAACAGATTTTTCCATGTTGGTTAGTTCTGCATTTTCTGCCTTAAAGTGTCCTTCGATTTCCCAAAGCGTCTTTACTAGCTCTTTTGAGGCTGAATGTTTTTCCTTTATATCATCAATATCAAAAGAAGTAATAAAGTTTTCTATTTTAGATATTTTTTGCTCTGACTCAAATATTTCGTCAGACATGCTGTCTAGAGAACTTTGATTTTCTTCTATTTTAGACTCAAGGCTTTCTTTTAAAAGAATTGATTTTTTAACTTCTGAAAGAGAAACAAAATCTTCTTTTACATTTTGATGAAGTTCCTTTGTAAGTTTTTCAATTTTTAGTTGAATTTCATTTTTTTCTGCATTGACTACGTCTAGCCTATCTTGACGATTCTTTTTAGTTTCTTTAAGCTCGTTAATTGCTTTTGCCCACCCGCCACAAGATGGAGTGTACTGTTTTAATTCAGTTCTTAGTTCGCTAGATTCTTTCTTTGCTATGTCGTTCATTGATTCGAAGACGCTCATATCTAAAAAGTTAGATAATATATTTTTTCTAGATGTCGCTTTTTCTTTTATAAAAGTATTCATCTCGCCTTGCGAAGCCAGGCTAGTCATATGAAATTCTTCAGGCGAACCGATCATCGATCTTAGTATCTTTTCAGACTCTCTTCTTTGTTCTTCTGTTAAGTCTTCTAGTATTTTTCCTGCCGAGTCTATTCGATACAGCTTAAGCGTGGTTGGAGCCCAAACATTGTTCTTGGTTACTTTTTTCAATGTTTCTCTAACAACTCTAAAAAGCGATCCATTTACAACAATATCAACTTCTGTTTTACAACTATTTTTTCTAGAGTTGATAATGTGTATGTTTTTAATAGACCCTCTGTCTGAAGAATTAAATAAACCGTATGCTATAGTTCCAATAATTGAAGACTTACCTCTTGCGTTTTTACCAAAAATACCTGTAATTCCTGGCAACTTATCTAAGTTTATTGTATTTCCCTTACCATAACAAAAAGTATTATCAAAATTAAGCTTGCTGACACCCCATTTGACATTTCTCAAATCAGAGTTTTCTTGGGTAACTTCTGACAAGTACTTATTTGTCATTTCGTCTAGTTGGGTCCATTCTTGTTCTTTGACACCAACTCCAGCATAGTACTGGCGAACAAGATCTTTCATTACTTTAGGATCTCTTAGATTAACAGAAGTTGCTTCGCCTTCTTTTATTTTCTCACTGGCAAATGAGTTATCAATCTTAAATACAACTTCTGATGCATTTTTAAGCTTTTTTAATGCTTTTTGTAGTGATCTGGTCTGCGCCGGAGTAATGTAATCATTTTCAGCTCGTATTCTAAATCTTGATTGCCTAGAATGTTCCATGCAGGCTTTTACTGTTTTTTCAATATCTCCTCGCCATTCTACTGTAATAAACTTATAGTCATTTTTAACTGGATGGAAGGTTACATCAAAGTCCTCTCTTGATCTAATATCCCACAGTAAAAATCCTTTTTCTGGATCTTCTCCGTAGTTTTGTTGAATTGTGCTTCCACAATAAGCAACCGACTTTTTTGTGTTTAAGAACTGAGTTTTGTGAATATCACCTAACATTCCAAAGTCAAATGCGTCAAAAAAACTAACAGGTACTTCACCATCAAGTTGCCAGTCAATATCAGTCAATGATCCAGTTACTGCACCATGAAAAAGAGCAATTGATATATTTTTTGTTGGTTTTACTTTTGACCAATTTTCTTCATCAAAACAAGAAAAGACACACCAGTCGAAACCTGGTATGCCTGTTGGATAAACACCTGAATCTTTATATAAGAAGATATTTTTATTATCTATTGCTTTGATAATTGGTGATATCGCATCTTGTCTGTCTTTGTTATGAATTAAACCATCATGATTACCTAAGATTATATGTGTCGGTGCAATTGATGCCATCTCATTAAACCACCAAACTAAGTTTTCTACTAGTTCAGGTGATATTCCTTGAGTCTTAGAGTGAACAATGTCACCTCCAACATAAATAACGTCAGGATTAAGCTTTTTTGCCTGTTTAAACAAATCTTTAAACGAAAGAATATACTCTTCGTGCCTTGACAATCCTCTCCAGTGTACATCTGCGATATGAAGTATCTTCATCTATGTTCCTTACTCATTTTAATAACGTAGTCTCTCTTTTCAGGTGTGAATGCAAGAGACCCACCTGGACATATTACCCAGCATCTTTTAGAAATACAAGTTTTAGGCTTATTTGCATACCCGTCAGTCATTATAACGTAACCGTCATATTCTCTGCTTACTTTTCTAAAATGATCTTCTACATTGTTAAAATTTGTACCTCCAGAAAGCCTTCTAGAAAAATTACTGGTTTTTCCTTTCTTCCACGAAGTTTTACTTTTTTCATCTACATGTGAGTCAAAAAAGTAGTAAGTAAAAGAATGTGTCTTAGATAACTGCTCTAAGACATTTCCAAATCTAGCAAGTGAGCCACCTCCAACACTTCCGCTCTGGTCAACATAAACTGCAAGATGAGAAGTCTTTTTTGCTTTTCGGCCTGGGTGGATATAGGGATATTTTCTGTTGATCTTTCTTTGCGTCTTAAAGTAGTTGTTTCTCATTTTGTTACCACAAAAGTACTTAAGCGCTCGCTCCCATTCAAACTTTTTAGACACCATACTCTCAATCTTAGCACGAACAGAAAAAGAAGTAGAGCCCCAGCCCCTTGTATCTGCAATTTCTTTTGCTTTGCTAAGCAGATCTTTTACTTGATGGTCAGCTATAATTTTTTCTGCTTCAGAAAGCTCTGAATCATCATGTTCATCCATAACGACAAGAATTTTGTTTTCGTAAAGATTTTTAATCGCTTCTTTGATCTCTTTGTTGTTTTGAATTTCATTCATATACCACTCAGACGATTTACGACTAGGTAGCGATTCAATAAAATTGCTAAACTTTTCTATTAGCTCACGCCTTTCTTTTGAAAGTTCAATGCCTTCATTTACTTCAAGTTTATTTTTCTTTCCTGCAATAAGTCCACATTCTGGAAGTTCGCTAACTGGAATAATGCTGTTGATTGCCAAGTCTGTTGCAATATTCCACTCCATGTGAGGCTTTTGTTTTCTTGTAGTCACATGCTTAAAGATTAAGTGATAACACTCATGTTTAAGCAGTCCTGATCTTTTTTTATATCTTAAGGACCCCATAAAATTAGGGTTCCAAAAAAGCTTCATTGACCCGTCTTCGTAACTTACACCTGCTGTATCCAAGTCAAAAGTTCTATTTTTTTGCATGCCTCTAATGATTGTTGCAAAAAAAGGCTCTTCTATTAAAAATTTAAGAAGCGTTGAGTCAAATTGAGATTGTGTTAAAGCTGGCATTACTTAATTCCCATTGAAGATCTTGTTGCCTCAAGCACCCTTGACTTAACTACTTTGTGAATTAATTTAATGTTGTGAATATTTTTTAAACCTAAGACAGTTTGCATAAAGTTGACCACAACTTCATCTGACGTGTGTGATAAGTACTTTTTTAAATTTTCTGCTTGAGCAACAGTTATTTCTTCTTCTTTTAAGAAGAGTACAACTTGATCGAGTGCTTCATTTTTCTTATCATTTGTCATGTATCCCACATCAGACTCTACTGTTTTGAATTTGTCTAAGATGTCAGATGCAGACAGCTTGAGCTTATAATTTTTAAGATAGTCTAAAAATGCTGCTGTTGTTGGAAGACCAATAAACCCTGATGACAGATGAAGAACAAAATCAGGAATGTCAGCGCCCGCGTAGCTGCTTGGGCTTAAGTTTGCATGCTTGAGCGATTTATCTAGTCGTGCCCATGATGCGGGGTAAGGATAAACTTCCCCGGGGGACCGCTCTCCTTCGTGCATCAAGTGAGAAGGGTACTTTTCAATAAACCTTGTAATCATTGGGTCGATGTCATTGCTTCGAGCCCATGTAAGCCAGTCGTTCACAGTTGGACGCAGCTCTGTTACCCAAAATCGACGAAGAAGAGCCGGGTCGAGCTCGTTCACAGTAAAGTCATTACCTTCATTAATTGCCATAATGATACGTGTTTCTGGATGCAACTTTTGACCATTTAGTTCTCGGTCAAGAACAATTTGAAATGCACATTGCAAAACTTCATTTGTTGCTCGATTGCCTTCATCTAAAAAGAGCAAGTGAGGTTCTCTACAGGCTGCCATAAACCTAGCATTTGGAGCAAATCTTGTTGTTCCATCAACAAGTTCTGGAAGGCCAATAATGTCACCTTCTGAAAAACAACTTAGTCGCCAGTCAAGAACAGGTATTCCTGTACCTTTGTGATCTAGAAACATAGCATTGGTCTTAATTTGAGTTGCAATATATTTTGTAATATCTGATTTTCCAATGCCTGTGTCACCTTTGACAAGGATTGATATATCAGGAGGAAGGCTTAGCGCGACCTTTACAAAAGTTTCAATGTTCATTTAGTTAATACCTCTTTGTTTGCAAGTTTATTTTAAATCTTTATTTGCTTAATTGCACTCATTAATTTTTTTATAAATACTCATAGGTTTTATGTCTACTCTTCCAACAGAAGATAACAAGGTAACATTGCCTGCATTTTTTGCTTCTTCGCGAGTATTAGCAGAGTTAGGAACCCACATTTTGCAAATAAGTCCTATTTCTTCTGAACCTCCGTATTTAAAACAGACGATATCTCCAACATTAAAGCTACATGTCACCTTTACAGTTTGCTTGTTTGTAAAGTCTGCTTTAATATTTTTAATTTTATTTTTTGCAGCTTTTTTAATTTCTTTAGGCGTCATGCCAGTTTCATTAATCTTTATGTCTCTTGCTTTTGCCTTTGCGTCTGCAATCTGCTTGTTAATATTAGGAAGCTCAACATCAGAATTAAGCTTTTCTTCTTTAAAGCTTGATCTAATGTTTCGCAAGTCTTTTGCAGCTATTCTTCTTTTTTTTGCCATATTACAACCCTCTTGTTTGTATTATAGCATTAATTATTTACTCTTTACATTCTATGAAAGAATAGTTTTTGCTCTGTCTTGCACATAAAAACTCTCTAACATGTAGTCTAAATCATCAGTTAGAATTTGATTTGTTATATCAAAATCAAAATTTGTTTCTTTTAGAAAAACAAGATTTGTAATTTTTCTGTTACCTCTTGAAAAAGGAGCTATCCAACTAACTGTCGCTAATTTTAAAAAAGGTTTGTTGTTTAACTTGCAAACTTTTGTAGCATACTCTTGTATTTTTTCAACAGGTGCGTAAGACAATCCAGATAGAGTAACTTTGTCAACTTTTCTAATTTCGCATTTTAATTCTAGTACTTGATTTAATTTAACAATTTCAGAAAACTTATCTTGTTTTGAAAAGAAAATATGAATCATACCTTCAATTAGTCTTTTTATTTCTTCATCTTTTGTGCAGCTATCTAAACTATGACCCTCAACCAAACTTTTACTAGCTTCGTAACATATGTTAAACTCTTTGTGTGTACACTCATTAATAAAAGTGGCAATGTCATTAACAAAAAATTTCAATGCTTCATTTTTATTAAATCCTTTTCTTACCTTTCGGGCTTTCTTTCTTAAAAATCTAACAAAAGTTTTTTGATGATCTCTTGACGCAAAGCCTTCATTGATACTTTCTTTTTCAAGTACAAACTTTGCTGCTTGTTCTCCTAGAAATCTTCCTGCAGCAATGTCTGTTGGGAAATGAACTCCATTTTCTATTCTTGATTGTGCTATCATTTCTGCAATAGTTTGCAATTGCATTGATTTTCCTGGAAACATGTCAGAAAGATAGTCGCACATTAAGTATGCAAACGCAGTGTGTCCTGATGGGAAGGACGGTGAATGTGCTTCTTCCGTCTTTATGTCTTCGCCTCTTTCTTTAAAATATTCAAACGGTCGTTTTCTGTCATATTTAAATTTCATTCTAAGCATGACGCCATCAAACTCTTTAAGCATAGGATCTAACTCAGACCAGTCTATGTCTTCGTCTTTTAAAAACTTCTTAAATACATCTTCAGAATCTCTATTAGTTAGTTTTAAAAACTTTTCTGAAAGTGAAGAATCTTTAACACACCTTCTAACTTCTGACAAGTCTTCTTCAAATCTATCTGTGTCTATTTTTGGATATGACAATTCTGGTATTGTCTCTTCAAAACCTTTGAAGATTTTACATTTTCTAGACATTCTTTTCTTGTATTTTTTTGGAACACTGCTAATGTCTACATCTTCAAAAAGACGCTGAAGCGAAATCATATTTTCCTCGTAAGTTAGTCCTTAGAATGTGTGTAATCTAATTTGTGATAAACTTCTGATATATCATCTGCAGCTTGAGAAATGTGACTCCTCATCCAATCGTCTAGATCATGACCGTCGGGTATCATGTGCTGGAGTTTTTCTGCATATTCTTTTATTTTGTGTAACTGGGCTTTAGCCATATACGCGCCTGACTTGTGATGCTTTTCTGGTGCTTCGAAAGAATAAACCATTTCTGGTTCATAATCTTCATATTCTACAGAAGATCCGCTGCACCCGCAGCCGCCTTCCATTACAAGAGGGCCTCCGCAAGAACTGCAGGTTAAGCTCATTTTGCTTTTCATATGCCCAGCGCGCCCTGAATCGTAAGGAGCATTATGAACTTCGCAGCCGCCTGGGTTTTTCATACAAGAATCGCACTCTTCTTCATCTGATACTACAACTTGACGCTTAAAATCGTCAGGAATATCTTCTGGTCTTACAAGCAGGTCTTCTTCTACTCTGTACATTTCTTGCTGAATCATTCTTCTTAGGTCGACTCTTTTCATTTCTTATCCTTAAAACATGGAACCCGATTTAATTCCGCTTATTAAATATCTCATTCTTTCCATATTGTCAAAAGGTTTAGCATCCAATATTAAATTTTCCGCTTCTTTTTTTGTCATGTCACCTAGATCTTTCTTTAAATTTTGAGTATTTTTAACATTGACCCCATACGAAATTAAGTTTTTTGAAATTTTAATTTGCTTTTCTTTTGCATCTGGGTCTAATGCAAGAACAACGTCAGATCTTTCTTTGATTATTTTTCTAAATAGACTATATTTTGTGTCAATCCAGCTACCAAGTATAGGAACAGAATTATTTCCAGCTTTTACAGCATCAAAAATACCTTCTACGAGTATTACAGGCTTTTTCCAGTCTATTACATGCTCATTAAAGATAATTTCTTTTTTTGATGCCTTGCAATTTTTATATTTTTGATATTTTGTTTCTTCACAAACTCTTGTTAAGTAAAAATTTAAGTCTAGATCACTGTCAAAAGATGGAAAAATTACTCTATTTTCAAAACCAGGCTCAAAACTGTAACCGGCTTTAAATCGATATAGATCCTCATAGTCCATACCTCGCGTAGATAAGTACTTTTTTAGAAATTTTGATTTTCTTGAACTAGAAAGAGTTAAAAGTTTAAAATCTTCAGGTAGTTTAAGAACTACTTTTAATTCTTCAATCCTTTCTTCTTTTAAACTACCAAAGTATTCTCTAAACTTAGGCAACTGTTTGCTATTCGGGAAATTAATTTGCACAAACCGTGTAATTAATTTGCCTTTTGTCTCACAGACCCAACAGTGATACACGCCCGTTTCAATAGAGATAGAAAGTTTTCTTTTCTTTTTTGTCTTGGAAGACTTTTCACAAACCGGGCAGTAGACAGCAATGTCACTACCGTTACTTGCGACAACACCTTTGCCAAAAACAGAACTAATAAGCTCTCTTTTTTGTTTTAAAGTTACAATACTCATATTGAGATATTATAAAGCTTTTTCTCTTTTTTCAAGCCAATTTGCTTTTGCAATTACATAGGCGTCTGCCATATCATATGATACCTTGTCAGTTACTTCTAGCCCTTTTCTTGGGCCTGACTTGAGTATCTTTGTAGGAAAGCAAAAAAGATCTCCAATTTGATCTTTGACTTGACGCAAAACTTGCTCTTTAGTTGTTTCTATTGTTTTCTTTTTAGATAAGACTATAATACTACTTGTCTTTCGGGCATCATTAACGTTTATAGGCGTCGCTTTCATTCCTAGATCGCTGTAGCAAATCCACTGAATAATTCCGTTAAACTTTGCCAATTTAAAAAGTGTTTTTGCCGAAGATCTTCCTTTTGCAAAGCTTGTCAGGTAATCTTCTACAGCTATGTCATCTATTTGATATTTTATCATTAGTTCTAAAATGTGAAGTTTAACTTTTTTTGCTTTTTCAAAAAAGTTTTTTTCTTTAGATAACTCAACGTATGAAAAGTGAACAGGTGTTCCTTCGTCATTGACGATACAAAAGCCTGTACAGCTTGTAGATATATCTGCACCAAGTATCATTAGAAGTCCTGCTTTAGTCTAATTACAAACTCATCTTCTTCTGTTTTGTTAATTGGTTGTGCAAAATTTGCTTGCATAATTACATTAAAGTTGTCATCATGAATATTGACAGTTGAAATATGGACTGTGCTCAAATTTTCATTATCAGGTGATGCTGAGGGTGGGTATTTTTCATAAGTTCTGTTTGAAGAAGACATAAAAAACCCAGTAAAAGCAGGTATGTTCATTACCAAACTATGCAGTTGTTGCTCGCCTCTCAGTTTCATATCAACCTTATCTTTTCCGTAATAAAATAAATTTGGTGTCTTGATTACGGCAGCACCTTCTTCATATAGAATTGTACCGATGTTGTTCCAATCAGCTTGTTTTGTTAAACAATCTGCACGATATAATCCTCCCCTCCCGTTGTCTTTTATATTTACAGATATATCACCACCAGAACCTGTTAAGTTTTCTTCATATAGGTGAAAGCTTTTAGGGTGAATTTTTGAACCATAGTACAGGTTAGATATATCTAGCACAGTTATCTCATTAGAACTTACGTCTCTAGTTCTCTGCGCAATTGTCAAAACTGACCCTGGAGCTACACCTGGATTATCAGGTGCGGATCCTACTATTTGATCAAAAATAGAACCTGTGGCGAAAACCAAACCAGGAAAAAGAGAAGACGTTGGAATTAAATTTTCTAAACTTATTATAGAATAATCAGATGACCGGCCTGATTTTTTAAACATTGCGCTACTGGACATTAAAGACTTTTCTAACAATCTGTATACTGGTTTATGAAGCCCATTATCATTAGGTAAAACCGTTAAGTTTCTTTTAATATTAGAACCGGTATCATAGATGTAATTGTCAGCTGTGATATTTTGTATTGTCGTGTTGATTGTTTGTGGAAACAATCCGTAATGTCTAGGCTGTTCCATCGTCACAAAGTCTAGAGTATAGTTTTCTAAATTAAGAGACTTACCTCCAACTCCAAATGAAAACTGTACGCTAAATGGGTCGTTTGTTGTTCCTTCAATTGTTTGAAAAGGAGTGACAAGTACTTGTCTTTTTGAAGATGAAGGAAAAAAGTAAGCAGGCACATAAAATACTAAATCATCAGTCGATGAAGGGCTAGTATCAGATATTGTCTTATATTTTAATAAGTTTTTGTTTATAAACTTATTGTATATTCTTACATCATGTATTTCTGCGTTTAGAGGGTGTGAAAGCTGTGACCCTGTAAAATTGTCTGTTGTTGTTGTAACGTTTTCTGATTTGTACCCTTCAACATTATCTTTTCTAGAAACACCTGACGCTGTTGCACCTTGATTTACCATGCTTCCCCAAGACTCGTTTCCAGCATATTTTGCATCAAGATAATTTCCTAAAAGTAAACAACTTGGACTCAAATTTTTATTTGCTGATATTGAAGATGAAGGCACGCTAAAGTTTGTTTCTTCAGATCCTATAAAAATAGAACCTGTTGAGTTGTTTGTAGAATTTGACCAGGCAACAAGAACGTTATGCCAGTTGTTCTTTTGCAAAAACTGAGATGATGTGAAAATTAGGTCTCTTGGGTATGCACCAGCAGGAGAACTTAAGTCTATAGTTGAAGGAGCAATGTCAGCGCTTTGACTGAGCTGAAGCAATAATTTAAAAGTGTTTTCTGCACCATACTCATCTACAGATGAGCCCGATACTAGAGAAATACATATTGACGATGAAATGTGCAATATTGTGCCTGCTCTATAATCTTTTTTTGAATCTGAGTATCTTGGATTTATCCAAAAGTTAACAGAAAAGCTATCAGGCAAATGATATCTTTCATTAACGCTTGGGTATGCTAAGACAGAGGCAGAAGGAATTTTACTATTATCAAAAAAGTTTAACGTATTGTAATTTGTATACCAAAATCCACAATTTTCATACTTGTGGCGGTGGTAAGGCATTAGAACATTTCTAATAACATTTTTTTCTGTTGTGTTTTTTGTAAACTTAAAAGGTGGATCAAATCTAAAAGCATCAATCTTTTTTGTGTATCTAACGTCTTTTGGTGCTTCATCTATCAACCCTAAGTATGTTTTTAAGTATGCTGCTACGTCTGTTGATCCTCCAACATCAGCATCAATTGCATTTTTTAAACTTATTGCTCTAGCATAATTATCAACATTGTAATTGCTTACATTGGAATCACCATCGAGAATATCTTCGACTAAATTATCTGCTGCAGTCTTAAGATCTATTACCTGTTTAATTGCAGGTGATCTGACTGGGCTTACAAACTGTGAGCCTGTTACACCTTGCCCAACAGAAGAAGAAACAAAGTGAACATTAGGTCTTAATAGTATTGAAACGTGTTCAAGGTTTCTATTGTCAAGCTTGACAAAAGACATTGATTCTCCATTCTAAAAGTCTAATCTGACCCTGAATGTCAAATCTTTTTCATCGTTCTTTTCAACAGGTCTTGATAGTTTAGCAGTTGCTAGAAGTTCTTCGTTCGCATCGTAAAGACCAACTGTTGAAACAAAAGAAAAAGACTTTTCTTCACCTTGCTGTGATTCATCTATAACAAGGATTCTGCCTTCTGAGTCTGTATATGTTGGATTTGAAGAGTAATTAAACTCATCTGCTGTTGCTCTGCAAAAGATAAGCGTCGAATTGATCTTTGTATTGTTTTGGAAAGTTAAAAATGTGTTACTACCTGTTCCAAAACGCTCAGTTGCGACATGCCTTATGATATCATCCATTGACGCAGAATTTACAAAATGTGGAATAAAAGATGCGCTGTGGGCTGTTGTTGCTGCTGCCCCTACTGATGCTATCGTGCCGCTCATTATTTGATTTTTGTTTAGAGCTCTTTCAAGATCTAGTATTGCAATACCTTTTTGGTAAAACATCAGCCCTACTGTTTGTGTAGTATCAGAAGAGAGTACAATGTTGCCTACGTCGCCTCCAAACTGTGATCTTTCTATGCTTGACGCAGCACCAACATCTGTAAAAATAACAGAACCAGAAGAAGGGTGTGCTGCAGTCTGACCGTATATGTTATCAAAGTTTACTGGAAAGTGAGGTGCTGGGTTTGAAGAAGACTGAAAAAATCTCATTGCGAAAGTTTCTCTTTTAATTCCGTCTCTAACAAAAAGCCTCTTAAAGCACAAAAACAATGCATTGTCAATATTGTCAGAAGTGCTTGTACTTGAAAAAGGTGCTCTAAATCTATTATCAGCATTACCTAATAATGTTTGTGCAAACTGCCTGTAAATATTAATTTTTTCTCTCATCATGACTGACTGAGATGTAAACAAAATTTTACCGTTTGTATCAATACCTGTTGAAGCACTACTAACTGATGCTGAACCTGAAAATACTCCATATGTTACATCAAAAAGTTCGTTTGCTGTTTGCAAGGAGAAGTTTTGATCAAAAACTGTCTGAAAAAGAGAAGAAGTAATTGCGTTACCACCTGACGATGTTACAAATACTTGATACGACTTTCTTGATGCTGATCCGGAAATATCTTCTTCAACGAAGTCAATTAATTGATTCAGTACTGTTTTTGTTGTTTTAATATCAGCGCTTGATATTGTTTTAAAAGTTGCCATTTTTTCCTCTTATTATGATATCTGAAGTTCTATATTTTTTGTAAGACCTGAGTTAATACCTGTTACCTTAACAAAAGCACGAATATATGATCCGCCTGACACGCTATAAGTTGAAAAAGTTGTATCAGAAAAACTCTTTAAGTTTAGTGTAATAGAAGCTGAAACTTCATCGCCCTGTGTATTAAAATCTGCAGGTATTCTATAGACCGCAACATTGTCTGTGTATACAACATCAGGTTGTTCACCTGAAATTGTAAAAAATAAATTATTAACTTCTACTCTAAATTCTCCATCTAGAATGTCAGGATCGATTCCTGTGCCTGTTTTAGAACTAATTGCCGCGTTAACAGTGTTAGACGTAGTTGATGTTCTTGTAAATGAAACAACTGAGTTTGTGAGATCAGTTCCTGAAAGTGTCATATCCAAAACAGGTAAGTGAGTTAAAAATTCATTTGATATGCTTAAAAGCTTATGCTTAAGCCCCAAGCTTCCTGCTGTAAACGCTTCTAAGACTGGAGTATTTTTTTCTATTTTTTCTCTACCTACTGTTCTGCCAAACTGCTGGATGACGCCATAATCTACTTCGTCGTCACCTAGCGCAAATTGAAAAATTTGAAATGAACCATCGTTCTTTGCAAGTGATTGTCTGCCTAAGTCTGTTAAAACGGCATCAACAATAATGTTGTTTGTGCTGTGATCTAAAAATCCCATTCTAGTCTCCTTGTATCTAAATATACACTAAAAAAAAATATTGTAATTCTATAAGTCAATAGAATCAAAAGAATATGTTGTTTTTCCAACTGTTTCAAGCGGTGATCCACTAAAGTCACCAACCCTTATATTTAAAATCTTATCTTTTTGCAAATCTAAGTTTAAAATATGTATCTTGTATGTATCCTTATTTGAATCAATGCTAATAAAATTTAAGTCTTGTTCAATAGCTGCTGCAGAGTTTTGAACATTTTTTGATACTTTGTAATACTCCGGGTCTAAATATATTCTCATTCGTTCGTAGCCGCTTACTTTTATCGCGTCCTGAAATGAGTCTCTATTAAGCAGAATGTTAGGATAGGGTTTTGGTGCATTTGGGTAACTAATCAGTGTATTTTTTACCTTGTTTAGTCTTTTTATGTACTCAAATTTCATTTGTGCGCTAAAATTTGAAGAAAGACCGTGAGCGTCTACACATGAAACTGCGTATATTGGCTTTTGACCATTTTTCCATGTATTGTCTGTAAATGTTATTCTTGGAGAGTTAAAACTTGTTAAATTTTGCTCTTGAGCAATTTCATTTACAGAAGATCTAATGGTAGAGTTATCAAAATCATACTCTCTTATCATAGTAAAAGGCTCAGAAGTACTGTGTCTTTTAAATATTTGAAATCTTTTTATGTCACGTTGCGGATTTACAGGAAACTGCCAAGTAACAAAAGGTTTTCTAGTCTTGTAGTCAAAAGATATATTAAGATTTGTAGGGGGCGGGGGTGGAACTTTTTCAACACAGTTTACTGACGCCATTGAACCCTCAGATGCTATTAATACTTTTGCAACTGAAACTGAGTCTAGTGAAGCATCAGATTCAACTCTACTTTCTGCGATTAGTTCTACTTGATAAATTGATCTAATCTCATATGTATATACGCCTCCATATCTTACGTTTTTATCTATAATGTACAGCCCGTCAGGATTGTCAGATAACAAGTATCCTCTGTCTTCGTAAGAGTCGTTAGATAAAATCTCAAGCTTTTTAATAATATACCCTGCATGACTTATTTTTGGGTATGATCCATAACTAGGAAGTGTTGCAGATTTTAATGTTTGAAATTTTTCTGATTTTCCTTGTTGATGAATTGGCTTTACTTCTACGGGTTTGATGTGTGTTGTATAAAGTTTTTCTGCCATTGAATTTGAAGAATTTTTTACTTTTGCATCTGCAGAGATTTTTGAAGATTTTGTACTTATAAATCCGTATTCATCTTGAAATATAGAGTCAGGTATACGGAGGCCGCTTTTAATTACTTGATCAAAGACTAGATTATGCATTTGCATTGAAAAATTCTGGCGAGAAGTAAGGTCATCTGCAGTTTCTGCAGCTTCTGGGCTTATATCTGATCTCGCAACAGCATATCCTTTTGACTGGATTCCTTTTAGCGCAGATGCAATAAGTTTTTTCTCTTCACCTGTCAAAGACCCATCTGACTGTGCTTCTAAAAGTTTATTATATCCATCTTGAGGAGAATCTTTTTCCTCACCAACATCTGTTATTAATAGAGAACTGTTCATTATGTCATAAAGATGTTTTTCTGCGCCTGTATCTAGTAGTTCAAAGCTTGTATAGTCACTACTATTTGACCCTCCTTCTACAAGAATTTTATCTAAATTTGATGACACTAGCCTTGAATTTCTAATTTCTTTTATTCTTGAGTATTTTTTTGGTGGCTTAAAACTCAATTCAACATATCTTGGCATCCTATCATTAGACATTTGAAAAAATATTTCATCGCTTCTTGAAACAGATACATTAATAACTTCACCTGCGTTATTTATAACTTCTCTTTCGTCAGGTAGAAAAAAGTTATATTTAAATGATGCTTTTGCGTTTTGTGCTTCAGGTACATTAATTCGAAGTGCGGGTACAGAAGGATAACTATCTATTACTCTTTGAACATCATCATAAGAGAGACTGCTTTCAGGTTCAGGTGTCGTATCTTCAATACCTGACAACTCTTGCGCTTCGTACTGTATATTTTCTATTGAGATTGCTGAGTTTTGCATATCTTCGGTTGGCATTAGTTTGTTCCTTCAGGTAGAATAGTTATTGTGACATATGTACTAAATATTTCCGGGAAGTCTTCTTTGCAATTGTCCTTATACTTGTCTTCTGCCGACTTATTTATTGGATTTGAAGAAAAATATACTTGTGAATTTTGCTGCCCGCCGTATTTAAACTCGGGTCTTGCAATCCTAGAAGTATAGCTAAAATTAGGTAATGTTTTAAATATTTCTTCAAACTCTTTGTCAAAGGCAGGTGTGTATAGTACAAAGTCTTTGTCATTGAATGGAATTGAAAGTACTCTGTCAAATTTTTTAGGCAACAATACTCGCTTTGTCTTTTCTCCTAAGGAATAAACAGGAGTGGCAGAAATCGTCTTAATGCTTCTATATAATTCAGAAGCTAAAACAGGATCAATGTTTGCAGCAGGATACGCATTTGTTATTTGGCTAATTAAGTTATTATAATTTTGAAGCATTTCAGATCTTGCACTACTGAATCCTCCTCTTGGGTTTGAATAGTCAATAGCCCTAGAGTTTAGTGTAAAACTGTATGTTTCTAATTCTAGACCTAGCGCATATCTGTAATATATTTTTATTGCATAATCATTTATGTGATTTATCAATAAATCTTTAGATATGTTACTTTGACTAAGCATGTCACTTCCAAGCGATCTTTTTGGTCGATACGCTTCTTTTATATTGTTGAATGGGTCTTCGTTTTCTTGCCCTTCAACTTGATCTGACCAAGAAGTAAATTCTACATTACTTAAGATATTTTCAAATGTCCAAGTATCAGAATAGTTGGCAATATGATTTAAAGGTTCTCCTAGTTGGTCATAATCATGTATTTGATACTTAGAATCAAACAAAAAAGTCTTTGGGTAAACAACTTCTTGTGCATCAATTTCATTTCTCTTAAATATATTTACACAAAATCGCTTACTCTCTAAGAACGCTATGTTACCTGTCTCCTTGTAAGCTTCATACCTCAATGTCGATAGCATTGAGTTTGTAACACCGACATGACTAATTACTGGGTTTCCTCGTTTTTCTGATGATAAAAATCCATAACCGGGGTTTGAAAGAATTTTTATCATTAACTTAACTTGCTTGTAGTCTGTTGTATCTTCAGTCGTAAATATTGTATCTTTTTTAGGAATAAATGTGTGAATATAGCTATTAAACATTTCAGAAACTGATTCTTCTGAAATTAGAGAAAGGCTATCCTGAAAGGCTCTTATTTTTCTATCTTCTAATAAATTAATTGCTGCTTCTGATCTTTTGGACCCATCGCCAGTTGAAATATACTGAACAATTGTCTTTCTTTGCTTATCAAGCATCATTGAATGAACTACAGGTGTCAGGACAAGTTGTGAGATTTTTTGTGTTCTTCTTCTTATAGACTCTAAGACTTCTCTTAAGCTTGTTGTGGTGTTTGAATATGCTGCTCTAAAAGAAGCTGGCTTGCTACTATAAGAAGACACATTTAAGCTTTTTTCACCAATGTCTAAAAATGCTTGAGTAATACCAAGAAATTCATCTTTGTTTCCAATCAGATCTATGTATGCGTTATTACTTTTACTTTTGCCATTTTTCTTTTTTGCGCCTTCTGAAGATTTTGCTTTTATTGTTAATGATAGTTGTAAAATTTTTGCAACAAATGAAAATAGAATAAACGCTCTGTGATGCTCTGAAAGACTGTATATTCCCCCTTGGTTTCTTATTGTTTTAGGTAGCGCTTCTGTTATATCTACGTCAGTAAAATCCTCTAGCCCGGTGAGAGATCGGGTGACTTCGCCCTGCCTAAGCCCTGGTCTGCTTTGATTAAAAGATCTGCGCGCTGCACTGTCGCCTTGAAATATTGTATTTTCAAAATGCTTGTTGCCAAGAAATCCGTCCAATGATGTGCGACCAAATCTTAATCCTGCGTCCAGTCTGTATTGTTCTTTGTTAAGTTCATCAGAACCTTCATACTTTTTACCACTCTGTTTGTGTATTTTGTATTCTTTTTTGTTTGACAAAGACTCTTGAGTACCTGTATTGATTGTCTTTGTTCCGTTTATTTTATCAAAATTCCTGTCTTTTTCTGTATACTCTTTTTGTCTAATCGCGTTACTATATTTGTTACCGCCTAAGTCTCTAAAATCTTTGTCTTTGTCGTCTTTTAGACCTGAAACATTAAGTGTGTTGTCAATAAAATCTCTTAAAATTTTATTTGCCTTGTATCTAACAATTCTTTGTCTGGATTGCCTCTTTGTAATAGTATCTGAACTTGCTTTAAACGGATCTCCTTCCTTACTACTGCTGCGCGCTGTGTCATCAGATTGTCCTAGAATCATATTTCCAAAATAAGCCGACTTAAATGCTCTCGCCATTCCTTTTCTAGTTTTTGCATTCTTTACCAATATTCCAAGCCTAAGTAAATATTTATCAAATTTTGCTGACTCAGTTTCTAGATCTTCTCCGATCATTGTACAAAGAGATATAAAAGATTCTTCAACTTCAAAAAGCTTTGTTCTTTTTTCCACGTCAGTAACATAAGCCTTTGAAAAGTTTTTGTAGTTTGTTGTAAATTTTTCAAAGTCTGCAAAGGATCTATCACCTCTTTGTAATGCAACATCAATAAAATACTCAGGTCCTGTTAAGTATTTCGTACTTCCTGCGTAGTTTTGTGTTGATTCAAATGGTAAATATCTAAAGTCGTTTATTGCAGATTGTTTTGAACTTAGATACCCTCCAAGCGGTCCAACAGAAGGATTTGAGTCAAGAGGATCATAGTCTATAAATCTTTCGCGTCTTCCGTACTGACCGTCATCTGGTCTCATTGTGTCTGCTACTTCATCACCTAAAATTAATTTATAAAACTTATTTATGTTTTCTGCGCCGCTTCTTACATTATTAAAGTAATAAAGTGTTGGTGCAGTTGCGCCTGACAGAGACTGTGCTATGTCAAAAGCATCATTAAACATGCACGCTGATAAGAGTTCTCCATAAACTTCTGAATCACCCATCTCACTAGGAAAATTGTCCATCATTTTATTAATTTTACTTTCACCTAGAAAACCTTCGACTGCTTCTAATCCTGTTCCTTCGTTATTGATATCGTCAATTGTATTTTGTAGACTACTGCTAAGTGTTTCATCATACAATCCTACAAGCCATGATTTTTGAAGAGTCATTAAAGCATCACGAACAGGATCGGAAGTTTCAATTTTAGGGCTATCGTTTAAGGTTCTTTTTTCAAAATTAAGCATATCATCGTGGTAGCCTTTTTTTAAAAGTATTTCGTCATATGCAGAAATAATAGTTTGCATAAGCAGTGCTGTATCTGTTGACCTTCCTGTTGTATTTACACCTATTACATCACCAAATCTTTCACTTCCAGGCTCGTTCATTCTATGAGCACCGACGCCAGACAAGCCTGAAGCATCTATAAAGTCTTTTACACTATTACCAAGTGAATCAAATGACATATCTTTTATTGCTGTAAATGAAGTCGCCTCTAAAATAGACCATGACTTTTCTGCTGCATTTTTAAATCTCAATATTCCGCTTAGAAACTCTATTGCTTCGTAAAGTATTATTTCATAAGCAGCATACTCAATAAGTGTTCTATAGTATGGGTCGTTTTTATTCTCTGTATTTACTTTCTTAAGACCTGGAGATGCTATGCTAGTACGTCCAATTATTGTAGATGCAGATTCGTTTCTTGACTTTGACTTTCTGTCAAAAGAAAGATTTTCGCCAACCGCTTTTATAAAATTTTCAATTGTTTTGTCAATATCTTCATCAACAATATCATCAAAAACTTCTTCCATTTTTTTTCTTATTTTTAATAATATTTCTGCGCTATCGTAACCCTTAGCAATTTTTAAAAGCTTTTGAGAGTTTGAAAGATTAGCATTTCTAATTTGTCTTTGAATTTCAAATAATTTTGTAATATTATTTACACTTAATACGTTACCTTCTCCAAATTGTGCCTTTAACCCTGTTGAGTCTGGCGAAGTATTACCTGTTGCAATAGGTACAAACTCAGTGTTACCAATTACAATTGGTTTAAGCGGATTTAAAGATTGCTTATTTAAAATTTCAAACTTATTAGAAGCATTTATATTGTCTAGTGTTTCTTGATCTTCTTCGCTAAGTTCTATTTTAGATGTTGACAAAGAAACAGCAGGAACTGCAGCAACAGCTTCTTTTGTTATGTTACTGAGAGAAAAATTTGCTTTTGTTGGATTAATAGCCATGCTTGTCTATCCCCTCATAACAATTGAACCTACTGACCTGAGAGGTCCTTTGGTTCCTAGTTTTGAAATTGGTACAATAAAGTACCTTATTAACCCTACTGAGGTTTTTACTTTTGATAAATAAGTATAATTCATAAATCTGCTATCATCTGTTAAGTCTGTACTGTGTATTGCGCCATCTATAATTATCGCTGGATTGCCATTTTCTTTTCTTACCACAACATAAAAATCAACAAAATTATCTGTATTGCCTACAGAAAATTCTACTTTTACAAGGTTTTTAGGTATAAAATTTGTTGAATTTGGGTCTGTATCTAGTGTTTTTAATAAAGAAATATCGCTATCGTCAATTTTAAAATTTTCAAAAGACGTTGATAAGTTTTCAGGAGAGACCGTTTCATATTCTATGTCGCCTGTTGCTCCTTCAAGAAACAAATCATTTCTATTTTTTTCAACAAATGATTTTGGACTTGATAATGCACCTTTTCTACCCTGAACACTTGCAAATTTTGTTCCAATTTTGGACACAACTTGTTGATTTAATATTTTTTGTTTTGAAACAAAAAGTTTGTTTAATGAAGACCTTGAGCGATTGTTTTGTTTAATAATGTTAGTTAAAGAACTTACAACTTTGTCTAAAACCTGAGCAGGTGGAATTAAGTATGGATCAATTTTATAAATTTGAGAATTGGATGCAGAAGAAAAGTCTTCAAATTTTACTCTATATGTTTTTGGAATATCTGTGCTTGATTGTGCATCTGTGCTTTCTTGCTTAAATGCTCTAAATGAGCCTACATACAAAAATTCTCCTGTTGCAGTGTCTATTTTATGAACTCTTACACCATAATTTAGATTAGATGCATCTTTAATTTCTTTTAAGTCATCTGCAAACAAAGCTCTGTTATCTCCAAAAAGACTGTTTAGTATTTTATCTACATCATCTTCTTGTCTGTTTAGTGTAATGTCAAACTCAACACGTATTGTTGGCGCGCCCTCATTGTCAGTACTGAACCCTGTTAAATTTGTTTCCACACTAGTATTAATTAAACCTTCTCTTTCAACATTTTTTTCTAAAAATCTAGATCCGGACAACTGCGGTGCACCTGATCTTGAATATAGAATTGCAGAATACTCATATATGACGTCATCTTCAAGATCATCGTCGTAAAAAGTAAACACAGAGTCATCTTCATTTTTATCAACAAATATTTTTTCATTATCTTCTAGTGTACCTGCATTGAGGTATTTTACAGTTTTAAAATCATTTCCTCTATTTCCTTTTGCAATTCTCTTAACAGGCAATACTGCATATACATCTTCTGATAAGTTTGTGATCGTAACTATTCCTCTTGCACTGTCACCTTGACCGCTATCACTAGATTCTATTTCAACATAAACAGCACATGTTAGCTGGTTTGAAAAAGCTTCAACTGCATCTGTGCTTGATGACTTTGTATTAAAGATTTCTCTATCTTGAAAATTTGATGTAACTCTATGAAAAACAGACTTTGTTTTAGATAATTGAGGTGTTGCCTTGTTTTGAACTCTTCCGTCAACCAATCTTAGCGTATTTCTTGGATTTACTTTAAAGTCATCAGCAAGTAATGAAAAACTTTTTCTTTTGTAATTTTGAGATTTAGAAAAAAACTTTTGATAAATATTAAAATTTCCTACATCTAGCTCTTTATTACTAACATTTGTAATAATATTTCCTCGATTTGTTCTAGACGTAGATATGTCAAAGTCTATTGTTGGATTAACTTCTGTTGAAAAAAGCTGTTTTATATTCAATACCTGACTAAATGAATCAATTTTTATTCCTTTTTCGTCATAAGCATAAAAAATTAAATTAATAGTTGACTTTGCAGACATTTCTTTAAGCTTTCTTCTAGACATGTCAAAAGTAGTTTTGTATATTTCTTTTCTTTTCGATTGTTTAGATTTTACAATTCTAAAGTTTCCAGCTTCGCCAGCACTATTAGACTCTTTTTGAGAAATTATTTTAAAAACATTTCTTAGATTATCATTTTTTATTTTTTCTATTAAACTTACGCCCATCAATCTTTCTTGCAAAGATACAAAATTGTCTGGATGCTGAAATGAACTCAAAGGATCTTTTCCTAACTTTACTCTTGAAAAGTACGCAGATCTAAAATTTCTATCTGATGCATTTTCAATGCTTAGCATTTTCGTAATAGGAACACTTACTTCTCTTGTTGATCTTTTAATTTTTCTTGATTTAAAACTTACACTAGGTCTTATTTCAAAAACTTCTCTTTCTCCAAAAATTTCTAAGTCTGTTTGAGTTAAGTTTTGTATATTTTTTATCTTTGCAGAAGAAAGTATTTGATTTACATTTATCTTTGTTAGAAATCTTAAAGAAGAAAACTTTAGTGAGCTTACATTTTGACTAATTTTGTCAATATCACTAACGATGTTAATAATATCAGATGTCTTAGATCTTCTTTTTGATCTAACATCTGTTTTAATACTTTGCTCTTTTATTTTTTGAAACTTATTTTTCTTTCTACTTGTTTTTCTTTTTGAATCTTCTATTGCTTGTCCTACAGGTCCCAAGCTATTCTTGTTTGTTCCTGCTGGGTTTGGCGTGTTTGTTTTTCTGCTGCTTAGCATGCTGCTTCTTTTTTTAAGTGCCCCCAGTGACACATCTGACGTAAATACCTTTATTTCACTTACGTCTTGCGATAATATTGATTTTTGGTCAACAAAACATGAAATTTCAACTGTCAGTATGTCTTCAAACCTATTTTCTTGAGAAAATCTTTGACCGTTTCCTTTGTCTATCTTTCTTTTGTTTATGACTCTAGGCGATAAGTCAATACCTGTCGATTTTAAAAATATCTTTCTGTTTGTTACGTCAACAATCATTTTTTACTCTAGTACTAATGTAAATAGGTTTATAAAAGTAGGAACATTTAAATCATCAAAATAAATTTTTCCTGCATAAAATATTCTTTTTTCTGGATATTCTTCACTATTATTGTCGTAAAAAGATCCTGCATCTATTAAGTCCAGCTTAAACATTTTTGAATTTGGCCCATCTTCAAATATTTGCATAACTAAATTATTTTGATCAGAAGTTTTGTCAAAATATACAGTCTTGTATTGTTTCAAGTTGCTTCTAGAGGCTGATCTTAATTTTTTTCTATTAATAACATCAAAATCGCCTACTTTGTCAGTTCTAAAGTTGCCTCTTGACCTTCTTTTTCTAATACCGTCTTGCGTACTAGAGTCTTGAAACCCTTCAAACCCTAAAGATTTTTTTATATCTAAAAGTGTTTCTCTTTTTAAGCTTCTAATATCTTCATATCTGCCGTATGGCGTTCCGTCCATGTTTACTGGTGGTAAAAAGTCAAAACTTTCTAAATGTGTAAGCTTAGAATCTAAAAAGAAAGGTTCAGCATCATTGACATTAATAGTTTCTTTATGTGGGCCATTAGGAAAAGGAACACTATTTGATATTGCAAAATTGACTCGATCAGTGCTTAGTTCAAACTCATTACCTGATTTTTCAAAAGAACTTAAAATTTGCTGTGCATCAAAATGCTCTGTAAAAGAAGACATTATTGACTCTGATGTTGATGCAAAAGCATTTCCTGTGACTGCCTTAAGTTTTAAACTAGAAGTTACAGTTGTATCTTTGTCAAAAATATCATTTCCTACAATACTACCTGTTGGAGAAAAATTGAACTCAATAAGTTTTCCGCTATCATCTTTTTCCAAAACAATAACATTGTTAGGCGAGTCCATTACTTGAAAATAGATCCTATCGCTGACGTTTCCAATTTCATTTTTATCATAAAAAACTTGTGAATCGCTTAGAGAAGCATACTCGGCTCGCAATTTTCCAGATGCAATTTGACGTTTACCTTCTTGGGTAACTATCAAATCTATAAATCTTGTTTTACTATCTAATATTCCGGCCATCGGGTCCTCTTTAATAAGTATTCATATCAAAATTTATTTATTAACTAAAGCTGCCGGTGTGCAGCATAAAAGATCCTGTCAAAGCAGAAGTTCTTGATTTGTTTTCTGAAAACTGTGGAGTCTTCTTGGCAAACTTTTTAATGCCTATTGTATTTTCATTAGTGCCGCTGACAAATATAATCTCAACAGGTGATTGAAGTGCTGAGCCTTTAAAAGCTGAAACTCTACTTCCGATAGCTTGAGAAAACTTTGAGTCTTTTCCTTGATCCATAAAATCAGAAAAATGACCAAAGTTTTTTGAATTAAAGTAGTATTTTGGTGTAATACCTTTTGTTGTTTGCATTATTCCAAACTTAGATACGCCTCCAGGTATGTCAAAAGCGCCTGCAGAGCCTGTGCTGTCTGTGTAAATTCTTATTTCATCTTCTAGCTGGACATTTCTTGAAAAAGAATTTGATCTTATAGGCTCACCGTCAGCACCTCCAGTAAAATCGCTAAGCCGTGCAGGTTGTCTGGACTCGCCGTCGGATTCAAATGATACAGGGTGATTACCGGCTAAGCCTCCTACTTTTTGAGCAATGTTTAGTGTAACACTCCAGGATGAGGCTGAGTTGTAAGCAGTTTCTATTGAAGTTGTAAAAATATCTGTGGTTTCTGGATCTAAGAAAATAAGTCCTGACAGTGAAATAAGTGTATAAAGCGCATCTGCATAAGTATTTGCGTTTCCAAATAACTCAAATGTTCCACCGTTACTAGGAGAACTGACATTCAATGCAGAGCCTGCTTTGGCTGCATATTTTGCGCCTTCTGAACCTGTCAGCCCTATAATCTGGTTATTTGCGAGCCCTTGCTGTATGCCTGGTGAGGAAATGAAAAAAGGTGAACTTAGTCGAATTTTTCCTGAAGCTTTTCCTGCATCTGAGGCTAATACTAATATCTTGCTAGCAGTTTCTGATCCTATTCTGCCTACGGGTGATTTGTTTGTTACAGTTACACTGGTATCATAAAAACTGCCTATGTTTTCAGACTGCTTTTCAATCTTAAACTGATCTATGGGTGTCTCTGCACCTATAATTTCGTGAACAGCATTTGAGCTTATGTTTTGATTTAGACCTTCGTGATATTCTTTTTTGTTTTTTATTAAGGAGCCTATCAATTTCAGTTTTGACTTTCCATAAAGTGACATTGTATTTAAGAATGTATCGCTTTTTCCAGGCGCAGCATTTGCAATCCTTGTTGTCATTGGATATTGCCATCCCATTACCAATTCATCATCAGGTAAAATAATATAAGGTGAAGGTAAGTCAATTGTTTCTGCTGAAGGCGGTACTAAGGAAAAAGGTGTTTTTGATGCGCTTTGTGCAAAATGTAAAAATTTTTCACCTAATTTAGTAGATCCATACCCATTAACAATAGCCCTGGAAGATGATTCTATGTCACCGGAACCTCGACCACCCAATGTGTTCCCAAGAATTAGCGCGCCCACTGTGTCAGTACCTCCTGAGTTTGAAATAACAAGAATAGTCGGGCATGTGTTATTAATTTTTGGAGACAGTCTACAAGGAAAGTTAATATTAAAAGAACTCGTAATTGCCGCTAATTGACCACTTGAGCCAATATTAAAGTTTGTCTGCCCTGTTACTGAAAGTATATCAACAATTGTGTCTCTACCTAGACCGTTATTTATTATTGTATCTATGTCAACTTGTGCATTTATACTGCCTCTACCATCACCTGACCCTGCAGTATTTGCAACGCCGCTGACAAACAGAGTCATTTGACCGTATGTTATTAGTTCCCTTGATTTTTCCACAGATACAATATCATCAGGCCCTGGAGCTGTGGATAAGTGAACAGCACTGTCAGGTATTGAAACTATTCGTTTTTGAGAAGACCTAACTCCTTTATCTTCAATTTCATATTCATATTCCACATCTAAAGTTTCTTTTGACTGGCGCAACATAAAAAATGTAGGTATATAGACCTTTTGATTATCTGCAAGCGTTCTTGAAGACGGAGCTCCTGATGAATAGTTGGCTGCTGCCATCGAATATGCTCGTGAGCCTGAATCGAATTGATTTGAAGCAAACTCAAACTTTGAATCAAAACTTATTGAACACTTTTCTAGCAGAAAAGGTTTTGTTATTCCGATATCTCTTGCTTTAATAAACTGACTTGCAGTAGCTTCGTATTTTCCTTCAAATGGAAAGCCAAATGTAGAAGTAGGTCTTGCATATGAGAGGAGTGCATCTTGATTAACAGGTAATTGATTTGCTAAAGTTACATCTGACCCAGTACTGCACATTCCGATACCAGAAAATCCTAGTGCACCACTGTGAATCATGTTTCTTAAAGGTGTAAACCCTTCATCCTGCTTTGCAACTACATTTCCACTAACTCCTTGCGCTATTTTTTCCCAGCGCCTTAAATCTTTATTCCAGTAAACCATCAATTGCTGTTTTTTGGTTGCATCTGTTTCTAGGCGTGGGCCTCGGTTGGAACCGTTACCTGTGCTTTCATGTGTTGCTCTTGTATCAAGACCGAATGTTGTTTGCTCACTTGGGCTTAAATCCACTTCAATAATTGTTTTGTTTGAAACAGGAGAAGAAAAACCTGGAATCACATCTGGTGAAGTACCTTGGTTGAAGAAAATACTTGTATCATCAAAAAAGTGACTATTGTCGATAAAAGGTAGTAATTTTTCACCGGGTGTAAAAGATAAATGAACATCACTAATTCCTGATATTGATCTACCTGGACCTTTTAGTGTAGGGTTGAGATGTGGTGCTGTAACTGATGAAGAAACTATCTTTTTACCTACAAAAGAATCTACGTCAACCATTAGAGGGTATGAAATATTTTCTTCGTCGTGATAATCAATTTCAATACTGCTCATTGCCCACACAACAACGTCATTAGAAGAAACTGACTCTTGTATTATTCTAAGATAGAAAGCATTATTTCCAAAAGGAAAATCAGTTGGATACAAGTCTACCTGGATGCTTCTTCGCTTGACAAGATCAGCAGACCTAAAACCTCTAGTAAAAGCAGATTGAAGCAATGTTGATATATTATTTTGTATTGTTTTTATGTCAACCCAATCACTTCCATTAGTACTTGCCTGTATCTTTAAATCATCTGTTGCTGTTCCGTCTGACAGCCCTAAGCCAAACTTTAATACTGTTCTATCTTCTTGATAAGGCCCTATTGTTAGATCAATTTTAATTCTTGGGTTTTTTATTTTATTTTTTGTTTGTATTCGACGTTTTCCAGCTAGACCACCTCCTGAAAATACTAATGCGGTTTTGCGTATTGTTGCGCCGGTGTCTCCGGTAACCAACTCTTGCCTGATTTCCATGCCTTTTGAGTGGGTCCATTTACTTGAGTCTATGTCTCTTGAAAACCCAAGTACTCCTCCAACTCTATTTTTAATCTCAAAAACGTCTTTAATTTTTTTACCAAAATTGATCGTATAGTTGTCTTCAAAGGTTCTATTGTATGCACCTGTTCTGCCTTTATCTCCCATTCTCATTACTGTCGGGTATGAACCGGTTGCATTATCTCGCTGTCTTAGTAGAACTCTTGGTGGCAAATTAACAAAACCAGAAGCTGTTCTATACAAAATAGCGTCTTTAAAGTTATAAAGTGTTTTTATATCTGATTGATCTAGCAAAGTAGTCCACAAAGCAACTTCTGAAATTTTGCCTCTTGTGTCTACATTGTTACCTGAGTTTGGATCTGATTCGTCATTGCCTATCGCAAAAAGTGAATCTGTTTCTGCAATAACTGTAAAAGCGCCTCCGCCGATAGATTCTGTTGTTTTTGAGTAAGGCACTCTTGCACCGTCTACATACAACTGTATCTGCTGTGTTGCTACTGTTCCAGAAAATGTTACAACAACATGATACCACCTATTTGTCCCAATCGAATCGTTAGTTCTGACTTGGCGAAAAGCAGCACCATTGTAAATTGTAAAAGCTATTTCTCCAGCTGTTGTTATTTCTAAAGCATATGCTTTTTTTGCATCTACGATACCGTATTTTGACACGAGATATTGAGAACGTGAACCAATTTCGTCAAGGTTAAACCAAATAGAAAGAGAAAATGCTGCTTCAGCCCCTGCTGTTCCTGTCCTCAAAGGAAACAAAGTTTTATCTTGTACCCTTACAACATCTGTGTTAAAAACGCTGCTTCTTTTACTAAAGCCGCTAACTGTGGCTATTGATGAAGGTGAATCAAGTGAAAAAGTTGGACGACTTGAAGCAGGAACCAATTTAAAATTAGATCTTAGTTGTGAATCTTCTACATTACCTGAAGATGATATGTCGTCTTCAAATCTATACCATGCATAAAGATTTTCTTGTTTATTATAAGCAGAAGCATTTTGTGTGTCTTCATTTGCTTTTAGTGGTTTAGATAAATCATATGTTGAAATTTGTTTTATTTTTCTTGGCATTTTTTTCCCAACTACCCTCTTCTTAAACCTGAAAAAGCTATAGAATCTGTTCCAGGATTTATAAAGCTTCCCGTGGGCATTATAACATAATTAGGCGAATTAATAAAACCTCGACCTGACGATCTAAATCTTGTTCCCATTTCAGGAACCATTCTTTCAGATTTTAAAGTACCTGAAAAAGAAGAACCTAGAAAATTTCTTAAGTGATCTTTAAATTTAACTGTTCTGTTGTTTTTATCTTCTGTGAAAGGTGCCATTCTTCTATTTTCATCAGGTACTGCACTTTCCATCGCTAGTGAACCTTTATTTGTATAACCTTCTCTTGGTCCGAAAGTTGATTCTGAATACATTACATCTTGGGCATCTTCAAAAACAGAATTGCTTAATTGATTAATTTCAAACTTATTGTCGATTGGTGAAGCGCCTTGTCCAACAGCATAGAAATTTTCATTTGACATACTGCCTTTTATTCCTTTAATTTTTATATCAGATATGCTTGTATTTGCAAAGCTTTCTCTTATTTCAAAAACTTCAATTGCACCATCTAGTGTATCTGGGTTGACAAATTTATCAATGTTCCTTGTCAGATCTGTTAAAATCATGTACTGCATTACATAAGTGCCTGCATTTACATAAGCTACCGGGTCTAATCTTCCGGGAAAGTCTTCAAAAGGTATTAGCGTTTTCTTTTTTTCATCAAGCGTTTTAAATAACTTTGGCATTCCAAAAAGATTAAAGCTTGAGATGTGATTTATTTGACCACTTTTTAAAGCCATTTTTTCTCTGTTAATAGACAATAAAGGAAGATTCATTCTCGAAAATTGTGTAATATTCTTAACATCAAATCCTTGACGAGTTGCATCAAAATCTAATATTGTTTCTCCTTCTCCTAACATTGTAACAACATCTAATATAGCAGTTCCAACATCAGACGCTTCTACTGTTTTTTTAATTTGAACTTTTCTATTTGAAGTTTCTCCTATTCTTGAAGCTGCTGGTGTATTATAAGAACCAGAAAGAGGCGTGGATGTACTTGAGTTATATTTTACAGATGCAACCTGATATGATCCTCCTGGTGAATCAGTAAAAATCGATTCTACTAGTTGGTCTGCGTTTTGATTTGTATTGCTTGCTGCCATTTTTTACCTTAGTGTTTTTTAAGTTTTCCGACAAACTGGCTTAAAAGCAAGTTGCCTCTACTTGGATCTCTTGGAAGTGACTTTAAGTATATTTCGTCATATAAGTACTTCATTTTATTTCTTTCAAGTACATGGGACTCATAAATAAAATTTATTCCCATAAAATTAGTTGATCTAGGTATCATCGAAAACACAAGATCGGTAAAAGAATTGTCAATCCACTTAAATATTGATCTAAATTTTCCTAAGTCAATCTTTTCTAATACGTTGTTAAAATAAATTTTTCTTAAATCTTCTAAGTCAACATATCGATCAGAAAACATTGCATTTGGCCGGCCAAGAGCATCATCAATTGCAGAAAAGTTTGCAAAAGTTGTGAGTATGTTTTCATTAAGACCTCCAAAAACGCTCATATCTATTGAAAATCTATTGTCGTCAACAACTTCTTCACTAGGAATTGTCTCGTAGACAGGAGCTATTTGTGAAAAATTAGAATTTTCTACCATTTCGGCATCTTGAAAACTTCTAACTCTTACTTTTGTTTTTGCTATGTTTGTATCGAATAGAGAAGATAGCATTTCAAATTCAACTCTTGTAGGTTTAACTACTGCTTTTGAATTTTCAAAATTACTGCCTTCGAAATGAAGATTATTTTGACTAAAATCAAACAATCTAACATTACCTGCGCTGTTAGAAGCAGTTGTGGCTTGCTTACCGCTTGTCTGAATGATTAATCTTTCGAAAGATCCAGATGCATTTACTTCAAAGTTATAATTTATTTTAGGATCTATTACACCAACAGACGCATGGTTTCTAACATGTTCAATCCATTCTTTCTTTGTAATAAATTTTGACCAAAACAAGCTATTTGTAATAAGACCTGAAAAGCTTGAGCTGTGTGCGAGTGTATCTACGCCGCCTGTACTATCATTTAAAAATTTTCCAGCGCTTCCATTTTGAAAATTTTGACTTCCCACTACTAAAAAAGAACCAGATGCGTTATGTTCAAATGATGAACTTACAAAAATACTGTCACCAATATCAGCGTAATTTGAAGAAGTATGATATTGTGCCAGTATTTCTCCATTTTCTTGCTTTGCAGCTCTTAAAAAATAATCAGACCTGCTTGTCTTTCCTATGTCGTGAGGCGCTTTTCTACCAAAAGATATGTGCCATGGTTCTTCGTCAAATATGTTAACACCTGTTAAAAATAATCTTTTTACTTTTGATCCTGTAGGTGAATCTTTGATAAATAATTCTATTTTATTCTTATCTGTTGTTACTAGATTTGCAATTATACTCTCTTTGTTTGAAGGCGCTGTTGAACCGGTTGTGTGAATCCTAATTAAGCTTTGGGGTTCGCTTGTAGGCTTTGTGTATCTGTATAAGCCTTCGTAAGTAAAAGAACCGCTTGTTAGGAGGCCGTCATTTAAGTTATTGCTTATTCCATGAATTTTTGTAGGCGTTTTTTGAACAAATTGACCGCTGATTTCTGGAACACCTGCTTGAATTCTAGAGCCAGAAAGAAAACCAGACTTCATCTTAGGTATTTTATTTGTACTATAACCAGCGTTATCAACTGTTGTAATTGTTTGATTTAACGAACCTGAAAAGTTTAGCATGCCTAAGACATCTACTTTATGAACTCTTGATCCTTCTAGTGACTTAAGTTGAGCACCACCATACTCTCTAAATGTTAAAATATTATCAGGTTCTATCCCTGCTGATCTAAAGACTGACTTTAAAGAGTCTATTGTACCTTTTGTCATTTTCATATTAACAGAATCAGAAAGTATTCTTCGCCAAATTGAATTCTGTATCTGGTTCAGTGTAAGTGCTGCATTTGAATAATTTTCAGTCAAATTTATACCAGAAATAATTTGAGATAATTCAGCAGACCCAAACATGTTAGGTAATGTCAGGTTAAGTTCTTGTGCTTTTCTTTTTAAGAATACGTCAGGTGTTGTTTCAAAATCATCATAATGTGTGTGCTGAACGCTTGTTATCGCATCTGACAATATTTTTATTTCATCAAAAAATTTGGCCCAGGTCAATAAAAACTTAACTAACAAAGCTGCACTTTGTATTTCACTAATTTCTTTTCCAGGAAAATTATCTGATCCGGATTCAAATGATTTTCCTAAATTACCCAATATATCTTTAAAGTCTTCAAAATTATTTGCTTCTAAAAAGTAATGAGGAGGCACTAACTTTGTAATTAGATTAGGATTTGCATCATCATAGAGCGAACCTGACGTTAAAAGATTTTTATTAAGTGTAGAAACTCGAACATAGTCAGGAAAAAGAACTGGATTTCGCTCAGAAAGTTCATTCAGTACTGGGTTATCAGAACCAGTTACTCTTGTATAATTTTCTAAATAATTTGTAATTGTGGAATGTAAATTGCTTGTTGAACTATCTAATACAACTTTTTTAGCAGAATAACTACCGCTGGGCTCGTTAAATTTAAAATAGAGTTTAAGCGAGTCTGATGCTTGGACTGATTTGTATTTTGTTTTTTTAATCTGGGTAAGATTTTTTGCATCATGAAAGTATCTTATTTCGTCTATTGATCCAGAGAAAGTCTCTTGTTGATCAAATATTAAATTATTTAATCTTGCTTGAGTGCCTGTCCCAATGGTTAGATTTTCTGATGAGAAGTCTAAAGAATTAAAAACTGTACTCATGCTTGAAGAATACACAGTATCATCTATGATTAGCTTAGTTTTTTCATCTCCTTGTGGGTCATAAATTGCTGAAATATTTGAAAAACTTCCTTTATTAAGCGACCCGGTCACGTAAGAATAAAGCGAACCTGATGTTATTCCAAAAACAACATTAGTTTTTGTAGTAGAAGCAGATGAAGACAATGCTATTGTAAAATTATTTGCTAGGCTTGATTTTTTTTGAAAAAGTATCTGGTTGTCATTTTGTTTTTTAGGTGCTTTACAAAAAAAACTAATAGTGAGTGGATTAGTCTTAGGATCAAGCACAGCTTTTGCTGATTTGTTATTTGATATAGTGGTGTAAGTTGAACCTTCTCTATCATTTACAGATATACTTGTACCGTTTGATGATGATTCACCTTTCTGGGTACCAGAAAATACAAGATACCCTACATTCTTAGGAAAGCTATCAAGTACATATTTTTCAAACCCTGTTAATTCATCTTCAAATTTTTCAATTTCTTTATTTGTCCCATTCATCGGGTAAAAGTTTACAATTTTATCAAAAGCTTCGTTGACATTTGCAACTGCAGAGTGAAAGAATGTATGATTTACAAAATTTGAATAATCTGTTCTTACTTGCTGTGTAGAAACTAGTTCTTTTTGATTGCCGTATCTAAAAGAAGAAGAACTTTCAATGTTAGAGTCAGAAAAGTCTGACAGTGTGTAGTCGATATTGTCAGGTTTTTTTAAGTAAGAAACAGATGGATCGCCGCGGCGAAATTTTGGCTTAAAAATTTTGCCCGGAATATTTCTATCTAAAAGTGCTTTTTTCGACATTATTCAACTCTAAACTTTGATGCTGCATCTGTTATTATTGTATCAAACCCAGCTTTTCTAATAAGAAAGTCAAAAACATATGTTCTACCTCTAGGTAGTGAGTCTACATAAAATTCAAAATACATTCCATTTGAATCCGTTGACAGTCTAGTTGATTTGTCTGTTTTGTCAAAGTCAACTATAATATCATCAGTTTGAAAGTCTCTTACCCTGTAGTACATTTCATGATATATCTGACTATTTTTTTCTCGAGGTAGTTTTTTAAATACTATTGATCTGTCTCTGTCTTCTGAAAAAACTCTTATTTTTATTACGTCGCCTACCTTGTAAGAATCCCTTAAGTTTGTTACTGTCACTAATAAATTTTGATGAAAGTTATCAAAAGCTGTTCTTTGATTGTTCTTTATTTCTATTGAAGATGAAAGAAATGTTATTGATTCATTAGAAGAAGACCATATCTCGTTAAAAGTAATACTACCAGAAGACAGTATATGACTCCTTAGTGCAGTTTCAAAACTACTGATTGCAAAGGATGCAGAATATACACCTTTAAGTCTGTTTATACCTCGTTGCGCTTGCGAGACATTAAATGTCTTTTTAAAACTTCCTGACTCTATTTTAAGAATTAATGCATTTTCACCAACTAATTCAGTTGCACCTAAACCCGATACTATGTTTTTTGCTATACCTTGCTGAAAATTATTTAAGTAAAGTGAAGATGTCAAATCAAACGTAAAGTCTTCGTGACTGTCGTGTAAGCTATCATCATATTTTATAATTAATTTTGGTCTGACTGCTGTGTTTGATGCGTTTCTAGAAGCAAAGCGCTTAACAAAGTAGCTTTTTTTATTCTTTTCATAACTACCTGAGAATGCGACAAGAAAACCATGGTCAGGTATTTGATTTGTAACTGTACCAGATACGATTCTTGTTATGTCAATTAACAAATCTTCTTCGCCAGATATGAACTTTTGCGTAGGAGATAACGAGTATGAACTTGTACCAGAGGGACCTGACAAAGTTCCACTAACTATTACGTCTATGTTAGCACTACCAAGCGAGCCAGAAGCCATCGCGCCAGCGCTGTTCCATGGAACTGCGGTGCCACCTAAAAATGAAGCTGTTACATAGTTTGCTGCGCCTAAGTCTCTAAAGCTTGTAATATCAAACCCTGCACCCTCATCAAAACTTTGAGAAAGAGGAAACAATATTGCGTCGTAATTTTCTGGTGTTGTTTGCCCGCCGTATACGTCGTGCAATTTTAAAAAACACTTAAAAGAATTGCTATTTATATCTATTTTACCTTCAGATTGCATTTTAGAAACTTTGTTTAAGTCAAACTTAAGCAGGAGTCGTGTAAGCTCTGTTTGATTTTTACTACCTGTCAAAGTGTTTTCGTTGTAAAGTTTAAATAAATCAAGTGTACCTGCTTGACCTACATTTGCGTCTGTTGCCCTGAATGATTTGTTTACAATCTTATTGGTAATATAGCCGTCTTTTGAAGCTGATAAAATTCTATACATTAAGAAATCCTGCCTATTATATCAAAATTAGGGTATTTCATTTCAAATATTCCGCCTCTTGGTGGGAATAAGTATCCTCTATCTATGTGTCTTTGAGGATCGTAAAAGTAATTAGAGTATATTCTTCCGCCTTCTGTTCCTGTTTTGTTTGTAAAAGACAGACTCATTATTGCATCTACATCTGGGGTATTCATTATTAAGTTTTCAATTTCTCCTATTTTTATTGGCTGATCTATCTGGTAGTTACCAATTGAAAGATAGCTAGATATTTTTGAATTAATTGCTGCTATAACAACAGAGGCGATTGCTTCTGGATCAATAGTTACTGTGAAGTTAAGACCTATATTTACTATTGATGCGTCTAGTATGTCAATTGCATCTGATACTAATCTAAACTGTGATAAATAAGAAGAAAGACTTTCTTTAAGTGTATCAGGAGAAATTATTAATTTACTATTTCTGTCCCTTGACATTATGTAGAGTTGTGCTGCTTGAGGATTATTAGGATTATCTCTAACAGAAGCTCTAAAAACTCTACCAAATTTTGCAGGCATTGAGTAGACTCTAGCAATTAAATCTTCTCTTGTTACAATTCTGTTTTGTGAGTTTCTATTTAATAATGCTATCTGTCTTAGTGACTCTAGGCTAGGTTCATCTTCTCCACCCAAGCAAGGGCTAGGATTAATAACAATAGTAGAGGCTCTTATCTTTGAAGCAATAGATGTAGGAGTATTTACCCCAAAGTCAGTAATTAGTGTCTTTACAGAAGTAATTTGTCTAGCTGACACATTGTGATTAAGTCCTCCTCCTGATCGTACAGTCACGGTCAGTGTTGTAGCTCTAGGACTAATTCCTAAAGTTTGTGTACCTAAGAAAGAATTTGGATCGATCGTGATCTTGTTTAATGTTTTTCTATCTCCAAAAAGCTTAATAGCATGATCAGATGGGTCTGGTATGATGTCTTCGTCAAAATTTAGCTCGTTTCCTGAGCCGAACTGAAGGGATACGTTTCCTGAGCCATTCCTGATCTTTATAAATCTTTTTGGGGCATGAATAAGCTGTATTCTTTCTGGCGCGTACTCTTTGTCTTTTCTAGAGTTTACTGATCTTTTAAATACAGTACTTTGCGTAAGTGATTCCACCTCATAATAGTCATCACCGTCAGAGTCTACAACTCTTACTATTTCATTTACATTGTTTTGCTTGACTGTTATTAATCTAAAAGGTTGAAACGTTGAAGATATATTGAATGTTTCTTGGGATAGTTTTGAACTAGTAACTACTCCTTGTTTTTTTAACAAGAATTCTAGAGGAATTCCGTTAGAAACTCTGCTTATTTCAAAAGATGCAATAAGATTACCTGCTGAGTCTTCTTCTGCAAAATCAACATCTTCTAGGAGATAAAAATCCACACCTGAGCTTGATCCAAAAATTGTTTCTTTTTTTATTTTTGGAAGATAGTCTTTATTTGGAGAATATTCGCCGCCAGATAGTGAAGCAGGTATTGTTACAGTTATATCAACAAAACCTATTGCAGGAGACTTTCCAGATATTTCTACACCAGCTTCTCTTATTTTTCTTTCTAGATTTTTTTGTTCTACAGCAGTTTCAAGCGAGCTTTCATTAAATTGGTGATCTATGTAGTAAGAATTGACATCACCTACATACGCTGCTAAGTCAATAAGCAGACCTGCTAGGGAAGCGTCACTAGTATCTTTAACTAAATCACCAAAGTGAGTTGTAGCAAATCTTTTGAGGTCTGTTCTAAGACTTTCAAAGTCTTTATTTGTATACGAAACATCTTTTTGTGTATTGATTTCTTTTTTAATATTTCTTGCCACTTTTAACCTCCAGGATTTAATTCTACAGCAATGCTTTGATTTGTAACTCTTGCAACTGGAATGCTAAAATCTACTCTTAAGTTGACTCCTGCAAGACCTCTTTTGTTAAGTTCAAATTTATTACTTTTTTCTGTTTTTATTACTTCAATATTGTCAATTTCAATAGCGGGTATGTATATTTTTGTACTCTCTATAATTCTTTTAGTTATTTCTTGAGTAAAGTCTTTTCTGTTTTGATACTCAAATACAAGCTCCGAAAGGTTTGTTCCAAAGTTATAAAGACCTAATCTTTCGCCTCTGTTTGTAAGTAGCAAGTTTCTTAAATTATCCTTTATTTGATCTATAAAATCATTATGCATATCAAATATCTGGTTGCCCCTAAAGTTTGTCAAAGGAGTTTTAATTCCTACCGTTTGATTATTTAAGGACAACTCTTTGTCTTTATTATTGACGCTATCGTCTACTCTCGTTCCGGAGCTTTTAAAACTAAATGATGCCAAAACTATACCTCCGGTAGTAATTATGCTTTAAAAAAAAATATTATTCGAATTTACCGCATCTTATGCTAAACCGAGCATAGAAGCGACTAACACTGTTACTAATCCGTCACCAATTATATGGCCGACAAGTGCAACAATGAATGCAGCAATAACTTTAAACAGAAAAGTTACTAGATTTGCCATAAAGAGTATTGCCTCACCTAGTGGGCCTAACAGTGGCAATATTAATGCAAACAAAGATTGAATAATAAACTCAACAATAAACTTTATAAGCGCTACTACCCCTTGAATAATTGCTAAAATTAAGTCTCCTATCTTAGTCAATAAAGCTTTGATTATTTCAATAAGCTCTAAAAGAGTAAAGTTTATTGCCCAATTAATTTGCGGTATTTGAAAATTAGGAAAGGCAAACAGTTCTATGGGTAAAAGATCAGGTAGCCCAAAATCAGGCATTTCAAAGTCAAAGACAGGTAGTGCAAAACTAGGCATGGTAAAGCCACAAATTTTTTCTGCAGCTTCTTTAGCTTCGTCGACGTTAATTGAAGAATCTATTTTATTCATTTCTTCAGCAAACTTTTGATTTTTGCACTGTGCCATATCAGTTATTGCTATCGGGTCAATTTCTAAAACTTGTGGATAGTTTTCTGTAAACCACTCTAGTGGATTTTCTATGCCTACTGATATTAAAAATTCAAAAAATGGATCAATATCTATAACAAAAGTAGGGTCAAAAATAGGAGGAGAAAGTATTCCCGGTGGTAGTGCCTTGTCTATTGCTTTTATTGTCTGTGCGTATGCTTTTGAAAAAATGCCCATATCTTCTGCATCTTTAATAGCACTGGCCTGGGCTCCTGCATACTCCGTCATAGGCAGTTCCGGACCTATAGGGATACCAACAATCTCAGGTATTCCGTTTTCTAAGGTATCTTGTGTGCTAAGCTTAAAACTTGCTTCTAATTCAGCATCATCATCCGGTAGAAAGTTTAAAAGAGTTCCCATATAATCCTCAATATAATTTTACTTTTGTTGAATAAACTGGCGTACCATGAGGTCCCAAGGGATCTGGGGCTGCTAATAGTCCTCCTGCTGTTGTCATAATTTGCTCAGTATTTCCAACGTATCCCGAGTCAGTACTTGGTGTTGTAAAGTCTAGGCTTGCACCAACAGGAACAAACATAAAATCTTCATTTGTTTCTGATGCGCCAATCTTTACTATGCCTGCGTCGCCGGGCACAATTCTAATATCTCCTTCTGCCTCTAGAACAATTTTTGCACCACCTGCTCTGTTGCCGTGTATAATAACGTCTCCTGCGGGTGTAAATTGTATACCACTAGAACCTACAATATTCTGTATCTTAACTGTCTCAGTCCCGACTATGCGTGTATTCGCACCTAGCGCAACCATCGCTCCGTAGTTTCCTAATCCTAAAACATCCTGGGGTGATGAGGAATTTTCGCCTTCAATGTCAGGAATAAAAAGAAGATCATCGATTGTACTTGCATTGGTCATATAAATTCTAGCAATGCAATTATAAATGTCAGAGTCAATAAATTCTTGAGTAAATATTTCTTTAGCAACTGTGGCTTCTAAGGACTCTCTTGCTTTTTCTAATTCAAAATACCTTAAACCTGCCCTTTCTTTTGTACCTCTGCCGGCTGCAGCAGACAGCCCTGAACCTTCACCTGAATGAGCTTCACCTTCAAAGGTTTCAGCTATAACACTGCTTTTGTCTGAGGCTATGTTATTTTTTAAATCAAAAAGTTCTCTTGCTTTTCTTAGTACACATATATCAATGGCAGGAGAAAGAGGCTTTCTATTTTCGTTTACATCACTATTTTCGTGAGGCGTCATTTCTTCAGGCGCTACTGTAGTAGATGCATCCTCAAATTTTTCTTTGCCTAAAAGAATATGAGCGTTATTAGAACCCTGGATAAGTAAGTCACTACAGTCTTTTACCATTCTTGGTACAACTTCGCCTGTGAATTCTTCCCTATACGCAATAGAATTTTTAGCTATATTGTCAAATAGCTTTCCAGGTGCGCCTGCAAACCCATGAACAGGAGAAAAGTTGTAAAATAAGCTTTGGTCTTGTGTTTTTTTATGATTTTTTTCTACAACTCCACTTCTAGGTAAGTGAGTAAAATTTACATCATCTACCTGCCTAACTGTTGATATTCTACAAAGCCAGTAATATACTCCATCAGCAGCTCTATAAACCCATACATATTCACCTGGTTTTACAGGTAGCGATAAATGTTGAGGGAAAAAAGGCATACAAAGATATGCAGAAGGATTAGATCCGGTATTTTTAAAATCTTTTACTAGCGTAGCAGATATAGAATTTTGAACAACAAATGAAACAGCCTCGCTATTTGCAAACTTTTTAGAAATATTTTGATTGCCTCTTACAGCTGTTGTTTCAACATCTTCAACTGTTACATCAGATACTTCATTACCCTCATCATCTATTACATTTCTAGAAAAATAGTCTATCGGATTAGATATTACTTCTCTTACAACAGCTTTTAAAAAAACGTTTCCTTTGATTTGACTTTCGCTTACTTGAGGCTTGTCATCTTCAGACACATCGCCTCTATTGAAAAGTCTTCTTCTAATGCTCATTGTTGAATTTCCTCAAAAATATCATCAGCTGATATTGTATTTTCAGTATCTTCTTTTGATATTAATTCAGCAAGCTTTAAAATTTGATCATTAGACTTTGACATTCTTTCAAGGTATTTTGTCATTAGCGTGCCAAATTGTTGATGGTTACTTAAATTACCTTGTATGTTGAGTAAAAGATCGTCAACTAGTATTGAAGCAGTTTCTCTATCATCTAATGCATTTTTATAGGCATCTTTCCACAATAGCTTCTTTTTGTCTTCTGTACTTTCTAAAGAGTCAAGAAGGTCTGAAAAGTCTTTTATTTTATCCTCAGTTGTTTTTTTATTCATTTTAAGATCCAAAAAGCATAAACAAGTCGTCCGATTTAACTATCTCCCTGTAGTGTTTTCTTATGCTTGAAAGTGCTACACTTAACTGTTTTGGATTTAATCCAGATATTTCTCTTAGATAGACAAAAACTGCGCGCTTGTTAAGAAACTCTAGTTCTTCAATATTGTCAAAAAGAGTAATGATTGCTGATATGCAGACTTTTTCATTTTCATTTGATACTTTGACTCTTATTTTTTGAAGCATTTCTTTAAGAATTTCTTTGTCTTCTGTTCTAATGAATAGATCATCGGGTGACGGAATTACACTATGGCTTTCTACCATAGTTTTTTCAACTCTACTCATAGTTGTTATATCGCTCAAAGATATATTTCTTATTTTTCTTTTTTGAGTTTTCTTAGCTTTTGCAAGTAAGTGATTTTTGGCACAAACATTAAAATAAGAAAATGCTTTACTCCCTTTACTTGCATCAAACTTTTCAAGCGTTTCATACAAAAATGAAACGCAGTCTGATTTAAGTATTTTAAAATGCTCTGCATCTCTGCTAAAACCATAAATATATATTAGGTTTTCTGACAGCTTCTCAAAAGCATTTCTTATATGAACCTCATATATTTCGTGTCGCTCTTCTTGACATTTAGTTTCTTGAAAGTCAACAACAGATTCATGAACATGTTTTCCAAAGTAAGGTTTCTTGCTTTTTCTTCTAATTTTTTTCTTTAAGTTCAATTTCACTCCTTGTATTTTTTGTAAGTTTATTAGCTACTACAACCAAGGAATCTTTGCAAGCATTTATATCATTTATTACTTTTCTAACTTCAATAGAATCAAAAAAAACAGGAATTTCAAGAACTTCAGATATTGAAGAATATTTTTTGTCTAATAAATCTAGACATTCTTCAATATTGTCTTCAAATTCTATAATTATCATTGAAAATTTAAAAAGCTTGTAAGAAACAAAAGTGAGCAGAATCAAAAGCAATAGAACACAAGATATAAGTATATACTCTATAACCATATCTAAATAATCTCTTTAAATAATTTTTCATAGTTTTTACATACTTTTTGTTTGGTAAGCTTCTTTTTAATATTTTTTCTTAGACTTGCAGATGTATCTAAACATTTTTTATAATTTTCTTTAAGATACTTGACCTGCTCTATAAAGCTGTTCTTGTCAGGTTCAGCCCACCTTGTATCTTTGGTAAATATTCTTCCGTCTATTCTTTCGCTTGGGATTTCTACAAGAGAGTAGTCAACTTTTAAAAATTTATCATTTAAAAAGTCCAAGTGGCCTGACCAATTTGTTGCAACAACTGGTATTCCAGATGCAGCTGCGTCTACTAACGGCAGACCATAACCTTCACCCCTGGTTGCAGTTATGTAGCCATGTATGTTTTTAGATCTAAATAGTGCAGCTACTTCTTCTGAAGACATATTGCCATGTATTAAATGAATTTTAGGAAAACTAGAAGCTCTGAATGCGTTTGTTATCTGCTGTATTACATTACATGTCATTTCTCTGTCACTAATTGAGCTTTTACCTAAGCACGTCTTGACAACTATTCCGACGTCAGGATTTCCATCAAAAGCTTCAAGTGCCCATGCAATTGTATTTACTAGATTTTTTCTATCACAACTAGTGTCGCCAGAGGTTAGAGTACCAACAGTCAATAAATTAAAACTAGTATCAAATTCAAATCTGTCATCACGAAGTTTTGAAAGTTGATTTTTTTGTAAGTTTATATTTTGGTTATACCACTCAGGAACAACATATATACTTTTATTTAATTTATTTCCAAAAGTATCTTCTATTATCTTTTTAGTAAAATTAGAAGGTACGATTACTTGATCCATGGCATTGATTTTTTCTAGCCAGGCAGGATTGCACTTATCAGTTTCTACGAGAGCAGTTACACCTACATTAAAGCTTCCTAAGCTTTCATCCCACTCATCAGGTAATTGAACTTGGTAGGTTATGTCATATTTTTTTCTTAACTCTGCTGAACAAGACATTATTCTGTTAAATAAGCCACCTTCTGTGCTTCCGTTGACGACCCAAGAAGTCAATCCCCACTTTAAGCACTCTACATGCAGCGATACATCTTTTTTTTCACTTAACCACTCAAAAAGCTGTCTAGAATGTACACCATAGCCGCTATTTGTAAGCAAAGGTGCTCTTAAAAGTATATTTTTCATTTATTCCTCAAAAAGTGAATTTTTCCCATGTTTTGTAATTTTTAAAGTTTTCAATAGTGTCTATCATGCTTTTATGCCACAAGTCTACAGTAGTTTGATAATTAAATGCTTCTTTTGAATAATTTAAAACTTTCTCATCTAGTAGTTCTTTTTCATACTTGCTTAAGTTATTTATCTTCATAATTGCTTCTGCAGCTGTATCACAACTTACATAATCTTCATATATGTAAGGAACTCCTTGACTACCCACAAGAGTCTTAAGTTCTACAGGCATAGCAACACCATTTTCTGTTTGATCTCTGAAGTCTACAACTTGTCGTGTTAGACCGCCTGTTGTAGGCGAAATTATAGGTGTACCTGTCATCATTGATTCTAAAGTTGACAGACCAAACCCTTCTGCGTAGGACATCGTAATACAAAAATCACTTATATTGTATAGAATATTCATCTTATCAAAGTCAATTCTTTCCCTTGAAAAGAATACAGTGTCTTCTAACCCTAGTTCTTTTGATGTCTCAAATAGATTAGGTCCTTCTGAGTCTGTAGGCTCTGTATGCATTATTAAAATTGCATTTCTGTGACCTTTTTCTTTCTCAAGATTTTTAAGAAATATACTCCATGTTAAAAGTATGTCATTGGGTCTTTTTCTTTTAGCATTTCTATTTACCCACATACCTACAAACGCGTCTTTTTTAGACTCACCAAAAAGTGCAACTTTATTTTCTTTTCGAAGTTCACTAGAAATAGGATGAAATATATCACCAGGTATTGCGTGAGGAATAAAGTTTGTCTTTTCTGCGTGTGTGCCTTCTTCACTAATCATTGTGTACGTCATGTGAGAATGGCAATTTATGGTATCTGTTGCTGCATAATATTGGTTGTTGAACTTAGGATACGGGTAATTGTCCCAAACATGCCACCATACAATTGGACAAACTTGATGAATCTCATCTTCAATATCAAAAAGCCAAGTAAAAAATCTAGGGTCAGTAAAGATAAAAACTAAGTCAGGTTTCTCTGTTGCTAAAGTCACCCTTATTAAGTCTGGATTACCAAAACCGTCAATAGGTTTGATAATAAAATCTTCATTGACAACGACTGTGTCGTAATTAGTGTGCTTAATTGCTGCGCCAAACTGTCTAAACGACCAACAGCCTTTCTTCAATAGTCCATTAATTAAATGTCTTGTTTGCGTTCCAACACCACTAGTTGATAATGCGTGATCAGAAAGAACAAGAACTTTAAACTTTTTCTTATTCATGAATACCTCAAAAATTATTATAACACAAAAATAATTTTAGGTTAAATCATCTGCAATGTTCTGTTTCAAAATAAGGACAATATTTGCAAGAGTTTCTATTTTTTAAAAACATCTTTTTTCTAACACTTGAAATCATACTATTAAGTATTTTGACGCCCTTGGCGAGTGTCTTAGGGCCAGCTGACACTTTTACAAGTTGACAAACTTTTCCTTTTTTTGCTCCTCTACCTAGGGTTACAAAGGCACATTTTATTTCATTGTGCGGGATAGAGTGTTTTTCAGCCCAGTAAAACTTATATAAAACAAGCTGAAGCTGCATTAAAAAGTCACGCTTTTTGTAAGGGTTCCAGCCTCCTTTGCCTGCAGTCTTCCAGTCAATTATCCAGTATTCGTAGCCTTTGCCTCTCTTTTTAGGTACTTTGATCACACCGTCAATAAAACCCTTGAAAGAAAGATCTTTATTCTGAATTGGTTCGTACAGCTCTTCTTCTGCTTCATGAACTGACCACCCTGGAAACTCTTCATCTAAGAAAGGAACAACTTCATCCCACATATTTTCAGCCCATTTACACCACTCTTCTAGCGGTGCATACTGCTTTTTATACCAGTCAGGTTGACTTGCTACCCATTCAGGGTTATCAAAATCATATTTTTTCCAAGCTGTTCTAATGTCAGATAGTAACTTGTTTTTATCTACACTGTTTCCTTCAAGTAAGTTTTCACAGCCTTCGTGAACAGCTGTTCCGAAGTCCAAGTACGGTGATGGTTTGTGCATATCTATTTTGTCGATATAAATCAACTTGTGTCTATAAGGACATTCTTTCCAGTGCTTGACTTCTGAAAATGATACGTGCGGTTTGGCTGTTGGAAAATTACTCATAAAAACTCCTGCACATAAATCATATAATATTTTTTACATTTTTACATTAATAGGAATTTATCATGTCTTCTAGATTAAATCTTGGTGTCCAACCTAAATCCTGTATAGTTTCTGTTATGTCAGCTAAAGTTTGATTTACTTCGGCCGGGCGGTCATCTATTTTTCTAATTGGGCCACCAATCATATTTGCGACTTCTTTGATAGAGTAATTTTTACCTGTCCCAACATTGTATATCTTGTGCCCATGTGTATTAAGTGGATCTGCAGTAATTGCCTTCATATTTGCTTCAACAATGTCTGATACATGTGT